CCCGCAGCATGCGCAGCGGGTCCTCGGTGAAGCGCTCGACCGGGTCCCCGACGGCCCGCAGCATGCGGAGCCCGAGGTCCACCTTGCCGGCCCAGGGGTCCAGCAGGTCCCCGTCTGCGGTCATGGCCATCGCGTTCATCGTGAAGTCCCGGCGAGCGAGGTCACCGGTGATGGTCGTCGGCAGCACGTAGTCGGGGTGTCGCGAGTCCGAGTACGGGCCGTCCGTGCGGCACAGTGTGAAGTCGGCGTCCACCCACGCGTCCTGCGGCACCATCCCGCCGAACCCTCCGAGGGAGCACCCGTGGACGCGCCCGCGAACGGTGCCGAACTCCTTCCGCTCCTGCCAGATTCTGATGTCGTAGTTGGTGATGAGTTCGGCGATCATCTGGTTGTAGTCGCGCGCCTCGACCGCGAAGTCGTAGTCTTTGGTCGCGCGGCCGAGCACGTGGTCGCGGACAGCACCGCCAACTAGGTAGAGCTTCACTGGGTATCCTTCCATTCGAGGTAGCCACCGAGCCCGGCGCCGAGCAGTAGGCCGATAGCTCCGACGACGCTCAGCCAGGAGTTCATCATGTAGAGGGCACCGCAGAAGCCGGCCTACATGTACAGGTACTTCATCCATCTCATCGCTTGAACCCCTTCATGAACGCGAGCGCGTCGTCGATGTTCAGGAACGCGTGCCGACTTGAAGACGAGGTGCGAGACTTCTCAACGGTGACCCAATACTTGTACTCGTTTGCGTCGTGAGGCGAGGCGATGTAGAAGGTGAACGCGTAGTCTGCCCGAGCCATGACCATCGCCGGGCTCACCAACCGACTGCCACTCGTGTGGTAGATGACATCGTTCTTCACTTGCCGATCCTCCCCATGATCTCGCGCAACTCCTCCTCGGTGTGGAAGACGCGCTTGTTCTCCTCCATGCCGTAAGTGACCACGCCGTACATCGAGACGTGGGTCGCCATGTTGTGCGTCGTGAACACGACCTCACAGCCCCTCTGCTTCTTGTCGGCCGCGTGGATCAACTGCACTAGCTCGCTGATCGTCATTACCACCTCACGTAGGAGTTGAGCACCGCGCGCAGCCTGCGCACGTTCGCCGGGTCGTTCCACGCGCGGTTGAGGCCGCTCGGGTGCGGGACGCGGATGAACGTGACGTACAGGCCGCTCGACCTGCGACACCTGCGCTTCTCGAACGGCAGCATGTCGCCGAGCCCGAAGGCCTGGGACACGCGAGCGCCGAGCATGACGATGACCTTGGTCTCCTGGTACGCGCCGAGCCCCGTGCCGGCCCGAGCCACGCGAGCGGCGCGCTCCACCTGCCGCGCCCGCATAGGTTGACCCGAATCGAACGCGTTGAGGTACTGCCACGGCCAGAGGTCGAGTAGCTTGGCCATGCGGGCCCCGGCCGAGCCCGGCGTCGGGTACAGCGCGAACACCGAGTTGGCGGAGTACGGGTTCGACTCACCCACCAGTAGCGGGCGAATCCTCTTGAGGCTCGACAACCTTGACCCCCAGTGCGCGAGCAGCGCGGCGGATGTGATGGTGGAAGTGATCGGGGAGCGGGGGGCACTCGACGGATGATGCCCCGAGCACAAACGCATGAGACAAGTCAGCTAGAGCCGGCACTGAGTGCTGACGGATCACTGCCGTCGTGCGCGCCTTGAGTACGCGGTCTCCGTTGTCCGGTCCGCGCAGGGCAGTGAGCACATCCCAGAGCTTCTTTGCTTCCTGAGTCGAGGCTGTGTAAGCCCACTCGTCGATCTGGGCCAGCACCTCGCGGGCGCTCGCCGTCGGCTTGAACATCGGCTCCATGTCAGTCCCTCTCCACGCTGCTCGGGTCCTCGCGGACGTCCATGCTGGCCCGTGTCGCGACGCCGTGCAGCACGTCCACGTCGAAGTGCGGGCCGAAGACCATGCGCCCGCGGTACCGGAACTGCTCGCGCACCTCGTGCTCCATCGCGGTGAGCACGGCCTTGAACGCGGTGGCCACCACCTCGCTCTTGGTCATGTGCTCGGACAGAATCCACTTGCGCCCGCACTGGAGCGTCCGCTCGCCGGTCGTGATGTCGGCCTCGTAGAAGCGGGCTTGGAGGTAGAAGAGAGACTCTGTCAGTGCCGTAGGTGACGGTAGGTACCGACGCTCTTGCACCATGAACATCCAGCCGTTGAAGCTGACGTGGGAGAGTACTTCCTCCATCTCCTCGCGCGTCATCCGTCGTTCCTCCCGTCCATGTCGACCTCGTCGTCGAGGTCGTCGTCCTCCAACCTGACTTCGTACTCGTCCGCGTCCCCGTCGTTCGCGTCGTAGGCGTCGTAGGCGTCGTGGACGCCGTCGCTGAAGCCAATGTTGTAGGCCTCGTCGATGGTCGTGGTGAGCACCGTGTCGAGTGCTGCCCGCGTGATGACTCCGTTGTCGTACTCCTCGACCGCCTTCTTGACGGTGTCGATTGCCTCGTGACGTGTCACGGCTTCTCCTTCTGCCGCCACCACTCGTGGCGCGGCCTCGGGGGTTGGTTCGCTGCCACCACCATCATCGCGAGCGCTGCTACTGCGAGGAGGAGGCTCATCGGCGAGCCCGCCTCTTCTCGCGCGCCTCGGCTTTCTGCTTCTTGGCGGCCTGCACCACGTGGGCGTTCGGGCAGTTCTGCGCCCGGTGGCCCGGCTGACGGCAGAGCGAGCAGGCACGCTTGCCGGGGAGCAACTTCATCGGGTTCGGTGGTGCAGTGACGTTCGGCTGCGTGACGTCGATGCGCCCGGTCTCCGCTCCCTTCTCGCCGTATGTAACGATCTTCTTCGTCACCTGCGCGCCAGCGCTCTTCTCGTCCGACGCCGCCAGCTTGAGTTCGTCGGCCGAGGAGATGAGCGCACTGACCAGCGGCCGCACCATCTTGTTGTGCTCGACGAGCAGCGCGTTCAGCTTCGCCGCCGCGTCGAGTAGCTCCAGCATCCTCTCGTGGTTCGTCACGTCGTCAGGCTCCTCATGACTGCGTCGTTGCGGCGTCGCAGCGCCAGCATCTCAGCGCGCTTCTCCTCCATGCGCCGGCTCTTGTCCACCACTGGTCGCGGCCTCGGTGCGACCAAGCGAGGGATCACTCCGATGGGCTCACCCTCGACGAACGGCCGCAGCGTCCCAGCCTCGCGCATCTGCTCTACCTCCTGTTCGATCTCGCGCACGAGCGGGTCGAGTAGGGGCTGCTCGTACCGCTGCATGCGTTGGTACTCGTCGTCATTCTGCCCCAGCCTGAGGCTGTCGTCAAGTACCGGCTTCGGTCCCCAGCTAGTCATGGAACACCTGACCGACCGTCGGGGCCATCGTGTGCGCCCAGACGTGGTCGTCCACCTCCACGTCGCACGAGCCGAAGTCGATCATGGTGCGGGCCACGGCTTTCGCGTCCTCTACCGAGGCGGCCACCTCCACGCCGCGCTTCACAGAGTCCGCTGTCCGGTAGCCGTAGAGGCGCACGTAGCCGTGCCCCCGACCGGCGATCTTCTCTATTGCCACCACGTGGATCGTCGTCACGGGCGCACGCGCACGGGCTTGGGCTTTGACTCGGCCATCGCCACGACCGGGTGCTTGCCGAACTTCTGCACGTAGAAGCGCGCGAACCTGCGCTCATGCCGCGAGCGCGAGCGCTTGGCGAACAGGGTCTGCCGCCCGTCCTTGCCCGCGTACTCGTACACCCACAGCGAGCCCACGCGGTACACGTCGGCGGACGCGGGCAGGTCCACCATGCGACTGTCCATCGGGCCGCCCACTAGCTTGACCGACTTCATGCGCGTGGTCAACGGGCACCACCGGAGTTCGGCTTCGCGCCACCCTTACCCTTCGACACCATGTGGTCGGGCTTGTTCTCCAGCCCACGCATGAGCGTCGACGCGGATGCTTTGCCCTGTCTGTAGACGTCGGGCGTCGTGACGTGCTGCACCTCGAACTCACCGGTGGCTGGGTTCTCCTTCACGACCCGCTGCGTCGTGCCCCTGCTCACGAGCACTCGCTCCACCGGCTGCCTCACCACTCCCTGCTTCGCGTGCTTTCTTGCCACGGCACACCTCCTGGTAGTCGCGGTACATCTGGGTGATGTTCCTGTCGTACTCGCTCACCGCCTGCTTGGCGACGGCCGCGAGCGAGTCGTGCATGCCGAACAACTCCTGCGCGAGGTGGAACTCCTCCGACACGGTGAAGGCCACGGGCAGGTACTTGCACCGGCTCACAGCTTGTCGCGCACTCCCGCCGCGTCGGCCCTGACGTCGCGGATGCGCGCGGCCTTGTACACGTCCCCGGCCTCGTCGAACATGGACGCCGAGGTCTCCAGTCGGGCGAGCGCCTCGACCAGTTCCTGCTGCGCACGCTCGCGCTGCTGCGCGCGCACGAGCACGTCGATTGCCTTCGGGCTCATGACTGTTGCCTCCTGATGCTGACGGGCACGTTGACGACTACACGCAGTGAGGGATGCTGCGCTGACCATCGCTGCAAGTACGCGAGGGTCTCGCGGTAGCTGCTGAAGACGAGGTCGCGGAACAGGTCCTCGTCGTGGAACACAGCGCTCGCGATCACCTCGTCACCGGGTGTGGGACCGTCCCGCCGTCGCCGCAGCAGGACGGTCACCACTGGCTTGCTACGCACCGACGAGCAGCATCGCGGCCTCGTAGGCCCGCGACTTCTCCTTGCGCGCGGCCTTGCGGTACGCGGCAAGCTGCTTCGCGGTGACGCTCATCCCGTTACCGACGCCGCTCCCTCGCTTGGGGCGCAGGCCGGAGCGGACCTTCAGGTGGGACTTGGACTTGTTGGACGTCTTCACTTGACCCTCCTCCACTGCGCGCTGAAGTCGCAGTAGTCGACCCACTCGCGACCGGTGTCGGTGCGGATGAGCAGTCGGTTCTTCAGGATGGCGTCGGCCACGATGGAGCAGGTCGCGCCGGTGAGCACGTTGCGGTACTTCGCTGAGTTGCCGAGTTCGATGCTGGCGAGCATGCTACACCTCCGCGCGCAGGAGCGCAAGAGCGAGCCACGCCACGACGAAGGCGGGCACGACGAGGACTGAGTCTAGGAACTTCATCGATGGAACTCCTTGTACGCGCGCTTGAGAATATCGATATGCCGCAGGCTAGCGTTGGCGGCTGTGGTGTCACCACGCTCACTGTGTCTGGCTACCTGAACCTCAACGGCGAGGATCAGCTTGTCCAGCACGTAGAGGACGCCGTTGTCGCGGACACCTTCGTTGATCTGTTGGAAGAGAGTCTTCCCTACGTGAAGTTCGGGTTTGGTCTGCTTCACGACGCCCTCCTGTACGTGCGCCTGACGGGCTGCACGACGTGCGAGCACCTGCACGCGTCGCAGCGGTGCTCGGTGAACTCAGCGGCCACGGACTTCGCAGCCGGGAACCTGCGCCATGCGTTGCGCACGGCACCGTGCAGCGCGTGCTTGGAGCGGTTGACCGCGTGCGCCACGTACTCGACCGTGGCGTCGCTGGTCTCGACGATTACGCGGACGGCGTGCATGCTGGTGCCTCCTTAGCGCACTTGTCGCAGTAGGCCTGACCTTGAGTGGGTGGTGTGTCGACGAATCTCTTGTGACCGCACGCGAGAGTGAGAACGTAGCCGTAGCGTGCGCCTGTGGTGTAGCTGACAATGCGCTGGAACACTAGAGCACCTCCGCGCTGACCTGCGTCACGAGCACCGACTCCTGCTCCAGCGCGTCTTGTATGTGAAGCGCGATGCTGTTCAAAGAGGTTCCGACGAAGTTGACGCGGGAGTCTGCGAGCACCTCTACCACGAACCCGCGCTCGACCACGACTTCGCCAGCGCTGTTCAGGTAGCTGCCCAGCGTGTCGAAACTGGTCGCGCCGCCGAAGAGGCGAGCGCAGCGGTTGAGAACGTCCCGGCGCACCGCGTTGGCGCGCAGGTCGTCGATTCGGTCTCCCCGCTTCGTGTACTCGGTCCCAACGTGGATGCGGAACAGCATGTCACACCTCCGGTCGCTGCACGGTTGTGGTTTCGCCCTCGTGGGCTCATCAGGCATGCGCATCACTAGCATGCGACCACGCGGCGGGCTGCTAACCCCGCCGCTTCATCGTGGGAACGCGCTTCGCCCGGCTATGACCGTCGACCTTGCCCGCTCGCTGCGGGTCGCTGCTTCGCTGTCCCTCTCGGGCTCGCGCAGGGTCTGTGGTCTGCTTTTGCTCGCGTGTTCCTGTCCGGCCGGTCGCTGCGTCGTCCCGTCGCCCGGGGGGTCTCCCCGTGGGCTCGTCGCTCGGGCTCATGAGCGGATCGGCTTGGCCACGTCGCGCTGTCCCGTCGGGCTCGTTGCGTCGTGACGCAGGAGTGTAGTGCATCCGCCGTGCCACGCGCAAGTCCTTTCGCAGCAACAACGCGACCACGCGAGGGAGCGCGAATCCGGTGCAACGCGCACTGCGCGCGAGGGCAGAACGCATCGTCTTGCAAACCTCGTGCCACCGCGCCGCGCTCGCGGACTATCTGACTCGTGGGTCAGCAAGAGGATTCACAGGAACTTGACGTAGATGGCTTGACACGCGGCACGGGACGTGCTAGGGTAGCGGTGGAGCGAGCCCGCTAGCAAGGAGCATACCAGCCCTCGCGGCTGCGCGCACGCGCTGAGGGAGCTAGTGGGCGGCACGGTCCTTGCGGGCGCACGCGGCGTGCCAAGCTGGCGCTGGCCGGGCCCCGGAGACCCCCACGCGCTGGCGCGAAGTGTGCGCATGGTGCGGGGCACCGGATAACAAAGGGGTGTGCATTGTCAACCTTTCGTGAACTGAAGCTGACCCGGGCCAGGGAGTACATCCTCGCGAACCCGGACCAGTCGAAGGCCGAGCAGTCCCGAGGCTGCGGCGTGTCACCCCGCCTCGTGGCCCAGGCCCGCGCCCAACTGGTGGCCGAGGGTCGACTCGCTCCCTCGCGGAAGGCCGAGCCCCCTCGCCCGAAGCCCCAGCCGGCGCCGGAACCAAGCGAGGGAGCCCCTGCCCCCACGCTCTACGACCACGACGCGATGGCGGCGATGGCGGCGGCCGCGGACATGGCCATCGACAGCCTCGACGACGAGGAGATTCACCGCCGACTCCTGCGCCAGGCCCTGCGCTTCGCGCTCGACATGAAGCTGCACGTGGACACGAGGCTGTCGGCCTCGCAGATGTACTTCAAGCTGCGCGACATGGCGAAGGCCCGCAACCTCGGCCCCGGCGCCCCGGTGGACTTCGAGACCGGAGTCGCCCGCCTCGCCGACCTGCACCGCGCGTGCGGCCCGAAGATGGTGCTCGCGGCCGTGAACCTGGCGTTCGACGTGAAGGAGGCCCCGAGTGGCCAAGCTGAACAAGCTGCGCCTGCTGGCGGAACTCCGACGCCTCCTGCGTAAACCCGACACCAGGGTCGTCGAGCGCAAGCTCAGGCACGCGTGCGGTGAGAGCACGTGGCGCGTCCACGAGACTCAGGGCATCCAGGACATCACCGTGGTCCTAGACCCACGACGTGACGGTCGGGTCAGACTCGTTATCCACGAGCTACTGCACGTCTACTTCGGCGAGCAGTACGACTGGCACGACAAGTGGACCTACGAACTCGAAGAGTCCGTGATCCTGGCGCTAGAGAAGAAGCTCTACGACTGGCTCCACGACCCGAAGCGCGCCGACGCGCTGGAGTCCTGGAGCAGGGCCATCGAGAGGAAGATGTGAGCGCGACCATGAGACCAGCCCTGCACGTCTGCCTAGCCCCAAACGGCCACGAGAACTCGGTGGACTGCTGGTGCGAGCCCACCAGGATCATGGTGATGACGAACAAGCACGGCGTCGACGTGCTCGTCGTCGACCACGTGGACGTGACGCTGATGCACCGCGAGATCGTACTGCGCTCGCGCGAGATGTTCAAGCTGGTGCCCTACGACCCCCAGGTCGAGATGGGCATCGACCAGCCCTGGATCACCCGAGCGTTGACGCCGCCGTGGTCTCCGCCCCTGCTGCCACCGCACACCGACGAACCGAACGAGAGGAGCCTCTGATGGCAATCCCGAGGAAGCAGTACGTACTCGCGCGCACTCGCGGGAGACGCACCCACTACTTCTACGGCACGAAGCTAGGTGCCCTAGTGGTGCAGCACGTGAAGGTCGGAGACGAGTTCAAGTACGCCGAGCAGTTCACGCGCAACTGGCGCTCGGGCAAGCGCACCAGTGAGCGCACCTACGGTACGGAGCGATGATGTGGTGGATACTGAAACGGATGAAGATCGGTCGCTGGTTCTTCGTGAAGACCGTGACCGAGTTCCTCTACGACCTGGAAGCGGTGAACGCGATGTCAGGCACCTACGACGGCATCAAGAAGAAGTGGTTGGATCGTCTAGAAATCCTCGACGGCAAGGTCCCGTTTGGTTCCCGCCCCTGCCTGACGTGCGGAGGTAAGAAGTGCTGACCGCCACGTGCCAGAACTGCGGTGCCGCCAAGGACGCCGCCAACTACGCCGACCCGACGTGCCCGTCGTGCACCGCGCGCCGGAACGAGGCCCAGCAGCACTTCCGGGCCGAGCACCCCGACGCCCCCGAGTCTGACGTGCTCTACGCCGGCCGCCAGGCCCTGATGCAGGTCGCGCACCACGCGAACCGCAACTTCACCGACCCGCGCGGCTTCTCAGCGGGGCGGGGGATGATCCCGACGCCGCCGCAGTCCGACCGAGGGAGCACCGGAGCGTGAGCGAGCGAGAGCTAGACGCCGTGGAGATCAAGATCGACCCGATCTACTGTCCGGTGAGTGAGATGACGACTGCTTACCTGAACATCTTCATGCGTCCTGGAAGATTCATCTCTGTAGAGTACGTGGAAAGGAAGACAGATGTTTCGTGACCCAGCGATCCACAAGATGGGTTCGCAGACTGGCGAGCACAAGTACGTCCTGGTGATGGAGCTTGCGAGGCCACCTAAGAAGCACGGCCGCATCTACCGCGCTGACGTCACGGTGCGCGCTGAGGCCGACGACGCCCTGGCCCACGCGCAGGCTATGGTCGAGGGATGGCAGAAGATCGTTGAGGACGTGAAGCTCGACAAGACAAGCGCCCTATATGACGAGGAGATCGTCGTGGAAAGGAAGACGAGATGAGCTACGAGCGAGCGATGGACCCGAACGACGACCCGGAGCGCCGGATGGCGCGGGCTCGGCTGGAGCAACTCGAACTCCCTTTCGGCGAGAGCGCCCGGAGCGCGCCCGACGAGTCGCCCGGGGAAGTGCAGCGCGCCGTAAGCGACTTCAAAGTCAGGTTCAGCCGGGCAGGCAGCGCAGGCGAGTACCCTAGGCCGAACATCATCAGCAGCGTCGACGTCTTCGAGTCGAACTTCGGGCTCGGGCCGGCCCCCCAGGAGAGAGGATGGTTCAGCAGGCTGCTGTCCAGTGGGACATCGAGGCTGAGCGTGATCTGTGGCGCGCTATCTGCGCGCCTGAGCGCTGGCACGCGGAGGACGGGGTCAGAGTAGCGACGCACCCGCGCGCGCTCTGGTATTTCCTCAACAAGGCCTGGGGCGCCGAGTTCTTCCTCAAGTCCCACCCCGCGGAGCCGCAGTGGCTCTACGAGCCGATCCACGACCGCTACACCTCCTGGCTCCAGAAGCACCTTCTCGCGTGGCTCGCCCACGCGCGCTCGGGCTCCCCGGGCCAGTACCACATCGCATCCGTCCTCCCTCGCGGCTACGGCAAGACCGTCTCCTCGACGAAGGCCGGATCGCTGTGGACGCACCTCGCCGACTGCGACATGACCACGCTGATCCAGTCCGCGACCGACGACCTCTCGACCGACATCCTCAAGTCGCAGATCGCGGTCATCGGCGGCGAGGACCCCGACTCCTGGTTCGTCTGGCTCTACGGCAACTGGATGACCGGCGCGCAGGAGAAGACCCGCAACACGATCAAGCACGGCTACCGCCGCGCCCGCAACATCTCCGAGCCGTCCTTCGACGCGTCCTCCGCCGGCATCGGCGCTACGGGCTACCACCCGCGCCAGTCCTGGTGGGACGACCCGCTGGAGAAGAACAAGCTGAAGCAGGACAAGACCGCCTACCTGCGCGGCCAGCACGAGGCCGTCAACGCCTCGGCCAACTCCCTCCACATGAACGGCCTCCGGGCCCTCGTCCTCACCCGCTACCTCGACGACGACATCGCGGGCCGCCACTTCCGCGAGGAGGGCGTCGCCTCGTGGGAGGGCATGGACTGCCCGCACATGGCCCTCTTCGACAAGGTGCCCTTCCTCAAGGGCATCTGGCACGTCTTCTTCTTCCAGACCGAGGACGAGCTAACGGGCGAGCCCACGCACCCGAAGCTGTGGACGCGCGAGATGATCGCGGCCCGCAAGCGGCTCGACCCCGAGGACTTCGCCTGCCAGCAGCAGAACAACCCGGGCTCGGGCGAGCACGCCCCGCTCGTCGAGGCGCAGATTCCCTGGCTGTACATGACGTACCAGGACTTCCTGTGGGACGTCGACATCGAGTGGGCCACGGTCCACATCGACACGGCCTTCAAGAACCGCGAGACGATGGGGCGCGGCGACGACTCCGTCATCGTGGTCTGGCTCAAGAGCACCCGACAGGACAGCGTCCTCTACCTCGACACCGACCTGCTGCGCGCCTCCAACGAGTGGCGCGAGGAGGACTTCAGCGCCGAGCTAGTCAAGGTGCTGCTGAACCTCCGCCGCCGCGGCATCTACATCCGCGCGATCACCGACGAGACCGAGCCGGGAGGCAAGGTCGGCGCCTACAAGAACCGCATGCTCGGCATCCTGCGCACCGCGGGCTTCTCGTTCGGCGACGAGCAGTTCATCCAGCTAAACCGCACCAAGGACAAGAAGGCCCGCATCCGCACCGCGGTCGGCCACTGGTCGATGGGCTACGCGCGCATCCTGCTGAACAAGGACCACTGCGACTGCCCGCCGCCTGAGTTCGATCCGATCAAGAACGCGTACAAGCCCCGCACCTGCCCGCACTTCATCGTCCCGCCCGTCGTCAAGAAGATGATCTACCAGATCGTCCGCGTCGACACGGCCGGGCACGACGACCTCGCGGACGCGCAGGCCGACGGGTTCTCGCCCGCTCTCTGGCGCCCGCCGGTCAGCGCCCCGGGCCTGCCCGACCAGGGCTCCGACGTCCGCAGGCCCTGGGACGACGACCTCAAGGGCGTGGGTAAGCCACCCACCAACGAGGAGATTCTCGCTCTCGCCGCAGAGCGCGAGGAACTCCGCAACGCCGGCTACTTCGACGACGGCCTGCGCGGCGAGTACGAGGACGGCTGGGTACCACCGAGGGAGCCCGTCTAATGCCAGTCCCGATCCGAACCGTAGTGGGCACCGCCACCGCGCAGAACGCGACCTCGATCTCCCTCGCTGGGGTCTCGGTGTCCGCGGGTGAGCGCCTGGTGGTGATCTTCGCGGTCAGCGACTCATCTGGGTTCCTATTCAGTGACAGTGCCTCGTTCAATGGGGTGCCGCTCGTCGAGGTCAACGCGGACGGCACGAACAACGTCCCGGTGCAGGGCTCGATCTTCATCTCGGACAACCTGACCGCCCAGACCGGCACGGTCACCGTCACCTTCAGCCCGCAGCGCGCGTGCGCTGTGCTGCTCGTGACGAAGTGGTTCAACCTGCTCCCTGGTGTCCCGGTTCTTAATGGCAACACCGGCGGCGACTTCCAGGGTGACCTCTCGTTCCAGTACTCGGTGGTGAACTTCCCGTCCCTGCTATTCGGAGCCCTGCTCTCGGACAACCTGTCGGGTGACACCCGGGCCACGTGGGACGCCCCGCTCACCGGCGGCTTGCGCGCTGCGGTCACCAACGGGGCCGTACACCTCTGCGCCGAGGACGCCTACGGCTCGTCGGGCGGTACGGGCCCAGTCATCATCAGGGCCTCGGGCTACACGCCATCCAACTCAGTCATCATGGGCAATGAGCTACCGTCTCGATCCACGTCGCTAGGCGGCTACACCTCCTACGACATCGGACGCTTCAATGACGGCAGCCCGGAGGCCACGATCCTACCAGAAGCCGCAGCCCGCGTGGCACGCGGCGACCACCGCTACGCAGGGGGACAAGTCTAAATGGCGAAGCTCATCTACGTCAAGATCGCTGGGACCGGAATCTACGAGACCATCGTGGCCAAGAGCCACGAGATTCTGGGCCAGGAGGCGAGCACGTACCACCTGTTCGTCCTGGAGAACGGGACCAGGTTCTACCTCAACGACTTCGGCATCCGCTCGCTGACCATCGCGGACTCCATCGACGACCTCAAGTAGGCGAAAGGCGGAACAGGTGGCACCACGCATCGTGTTCTTCGACATCGAGACGCGCAAGTGGGCGAAGGACCTGTGCCCCGACGACGTCGAGGCCGGGTGGGAGGAACTCCGCTCCGGTAAGGGTGGCGCTTCCGCCATCGCGGTGTGGGACACGCGCGACCACTTCCTCTACCTCTACGACGACCACAGCGCCGAGACCTGCGCCCGCCACCTGGAGTCCGCCGACCTAGTCGTCGGGTTCAACTCCGACAAGTTCGACGTCCCGTGCCTAGAGGGCATCTGCGGGCGCCGACTCCGCATCAGGGCCAGCTTCGACATCTACGCTGAGTTGACGACGACGCTAGCCCAGCGAGGGATCACCGGACAGAAGGGAGACTTCACCCTCGACCGGCTGTCGCGCCAGAACCTCGGCCGCGGCAAGATTGAGAAAGGCGCCAACGCCCGCGAGCTAGCTCGCACCGGCCGCTGGGGTCAACTGTTCAACTACTGCGCGGACGACGTCCACCTCACGCGCGACCTGTTCGCGGTCATCATCCGCGACGGCGGACTCATCAACCTCGGCGGCCGGTTCACGTCGCTGCATGTCCCCGAGCACCTCCGGGACATGGAGGCTTTCTCTTGATCTCGATGGCAATCGAACGCGCGGCCGGGGCATACGCCTACGAGCAGCAGATGTGCAACATGGTCGTGGACTGCGTCCAGTTCTCTGAGTCGCAGTTCAACGCCATCCGCGCGAAGTTCCCGCGGCTCTACGACCTGTGGCGCGGGACCTGGTCGGGGCGCTTCCACCCCCACAAGAACAACGTCCACATCCCGCTGATCTTCAGCGCGATCTGGGCCGACGCCGCGCGCAAGGCCGCTGCCTCGCTCTCCTCGTACCCGCCGGTCAACTTCCTGGGTTATGGCCCCGACGACATGGCGGTCGCGCGCAAGCAGGAGGCCCTCAACGCGGCCCAGTTCAAGGACGACAGCGCCTTCCTGAAGCAGGTGGACGCCATCGTCGCTGGCTCGCTCTACGGCGTGGCCGTGATGCAGGTGGGCTGGAAGCGCGACGAGCAGGAGCGGATCATGGAGCAGATCGACCGCATGCCCCTCTCGGGTAAGGTCGTTCGCCACATCCGCAAGGGCAAGGTCGTCATGTTCGACGGCCCAGAGTCCATCCACGTCGACCTGCTGGACTTCTTCCCGCAGCCGGGCGTCCCGCGCCTGCGCAACATGAAGTGGGTGGTCCGACGCTACTTCCTCGACCTCGACGACTGCCGCTACCTGGCACGCATCGGCACGTTCGAGAAGTCCGCCCTCGACCGGCTCGAACGCGAGGGAGCAGTTGGTGGGGCGCAGTCCGCGCTCATCTCCTCGATCCGTCGCTTTCAGGTCCGCTCGGGCATGGACGACGAGACGGTCCGCTTCATGGACAAGTACTCGCGGCCCATCGAGATTTTGGAGTTCTGGGGGCGCGTGCCCTCGGAGTTGTCGCCGGACGGCGTTCTCCAGCGCGTGGTGACGGTCGCGAACCGCCGCTACCTGATGCGGAACCGCGCCAACCCGTACAACCACGGGCAGCTACCGTTCCTGGCCTACTCGCCCACCCCGGACCTCCAGGAGTTCTTCGCTCCCGGCAAGGCCGAGATCGTCGAGAAGCTCCAGATCGTCGGCAACCGCTACCTGAACCAGAGTCTCGACGCGGCCGACCTGATGATCGACCCGATGTGGTTCTACGACCGCGGGGCCGGCCTCGTCACGCGCAACCTCTACAGCCGCCCGGGCCGCTTCATCGGGCTCAACGGTAACCCGGCCAACGCTATCATGCCGATGGCGCCCAACATGCAGGGCCTCACGGTGGCCGACAACAAGATCGGCCAGGTCCGCGAGTTCCTCCAGATGGGCACGGGCATCGTGGACGACGCCGTCGCCGGCCTCAACAACGGCGACAGCCGTCAGACCGCGCGCGAGTTCATCGGCAGGCGCGAGGCCGCGGGGACCCGGCTCATGCTGGAGTCCCGCATCTACGAGGAGACGATGCTGGAGCCGATGGCGAACATGTTTGCTGCGCTCTCCAAGCAGTTCCTCGAACCACCGGTCGAGGTGCTCATCCTCGGCGACGGGTCGCAGCTTGACCCGGTGACCAACATGCCGATCCCGGCCTCACGCGAGACCCTGAGCGGCTACGACCTGTTCCCGTCCTACAGCGCGCGCGCCCTCGGCGCGACGATGGGCCTGTCGAAGCAGATGCAGCAGCAGAACCTGCTCCAGCTTCTCCAGGCGCTCTCGTCCCCGCTCGGCCAGGCCATGATGGGGCAGATCAACTCGGTCAACTTCTTCCGCAGCATCTTCCGCACCTTCGAGGTGCCGAACATCAACGAAATCTTCCAGGTGAACCCGATGCTCCAGCAGATGCTCCAGAACCCGCAGCTTCAGGCCATGATGGCCGGCGGGGCTGGGCTCAGCGGCATCCCGACGTCTGGGCAGATCGCGAACGGCGGCCCGTCCGTCATGCCAGGCATGCCTGGCGCGGCACGGTCGGGCGCGGGGGCACCGAACACGCTCATGGCACCGCCGGACCTAGGCAGCATCCTCGCGCCAGCAGCCGCGGCGTAGCGAAAGGCGGTGACCAATGCCCGGTGACTTCAGGGAGTTGTTCGACCTGAGAAAGCTGGACGAGCAGCAACTCGGGGAGATCGAGTTCGTACTCAACTCCCCGGCCTACGAGCACAGCTTCAAGCCGTACCTGGAGGGAATCCTAGCCCAGATGAACCACCTCTGGAAGGACCGCTCCAAGGCCCGCAGCGACCAGTACCCCGACGACTTCCTCGCGGGGGGTGTCGTGTTCGGCGAGGGCCTGCTTAAGTTCTTCGACCTACTCATCCACGAGACGAGCATGGAGCGCATCCACGCCGCCCTCGAACACATGACCAGCGAGAGGCAGTACGACGAGCGTCGCAAGCGCGGCCTGGTCGCACCTGTCGTGGGCACCGACCAGTCGGCCATGCCGATGAAGGCGGACCCGGACGAGTTCTGATGCCTAGCAGCGAAGTGATGCACAAGTTCAAGACGGGGAAGCTGAAGAGTGGTGGCTCCGGTAAGCCGGTCACGAACCGGTCCCAGGCCATCGCTATCATGCTCTCCGAGAAGCGCAACGAGGCCGAGCATGGCGGAGAGTACGTCAGCGGCACCGAGTCGCGCAACCCCCTGGCCGGCACGAGACGTAGGCGAGGGAAGTAGCTCAGGCCGCCCTGGACAACCCTAGGCGGAGAGGAGGAGCGCATGAGTCGCAGCAGAGAGGAGCAGGAACTCACCACCCGTCTGGCCCAGGGCCTCGTACGCAGAGAGGTCATGGAGCCGATGAGCAAGATTGGGTGGGGTCATGGTACCCCACCACCCCCGGAAGCCGGACAACCCGCGACCGAGGGAGCACCAGGGAAGGAGGCGGCACCAGCCAGCGCGCCGACGACGGGACAACCCGCGTCACCGGCGGCGTCTGCGCCCGCGCCAGTCGTCCCTCCCAAGGCGGACGCCCCCACTGATCCAGCGTCGATCATCGCCACGTACGAGGCACTGAGGGACCCGGAGACGGGACTCATCATGCGGAAGTACAAGACGGTGGAGGACGCGATCAAGGGGTCCGGTCATCTCGCCGACATGGCGAAGCAGTCGTTCACCGAGCGTGACGAGGCGAGGAAGAAGCTCGCCGAGTTGCAGGAGGAGAACCTCAAGCTCCGCACCCAGCCAGCGGCCTCCCCAGCCGCTGCTCCGCAACGTCAGCCGTCCGCATCGCCCTCGCGAGCGAAAGTGGACGAAGCACAGGCGAACCTCGACGGGGTGCTGTCGAGGATCAGCGAGAACGGTGGCGTTCTCGATGCGGAGACCTCGAAGTCCCTCAGCAAGGCCCAACGCGAACTGGCCGATGCTGCGGCGGACTGGAAGGTGCAGGAGAGTTTCTCGGCTCAGAAGGAGCAGGAGGACTCGAAGAACAGGGAGTGGTCCGCGGTCGACAAGTACATGAAGGAGAACCACCCGACCGCTGAGAACTTCGCTGCTGAAGTCGCTCTGTACATGCAGAGCGACCCGTTGCTCGGGCGCGCAGTCAACGCGCTGCTGGCTCAGGGGGACAAGATCGGCGCGACCGAACTCGCGTGGACGACGTTCAAGAAGGTCCACGGAGACCAGGTCACGGCGGCCGAGAGAGCTAGTGCTGAGGAGGCGGAAGCTGACCTCGCAGCGCGCGAGCAAGTCCGCAAGGAGCAACTGGAGAGGGCCCGCAGAGACGCGGGAGCGATCCAGGGCTCCGCAGGAGGTGCAGGTGTCCACGAGCGACCCGTCGCTGGCGGCTCCCTAGAGGAGCGGCAGGCAGCGATGGAGGCGATGCGCAGGGAGGGAGACGCCCCAGGCTCTCCCGCCGCGAAGCGCTTCCGCGAGCTGGTCATCCCCCTCGATCCATCCATCTTCGGTCCCCGGTAAGGACCAGGAAGGAGTAACCCCTGAACTAGCCGCCGCAGGCGGCGAGGGAAAGCAATGCCCGGTTCTGGAACTTTCAACTTCGGTGCGTATGCCTTCGACGGCAGCGACCTGAAGTCGGGCGTGGCGCGCGAAGACCTGTTGGAGCAGATCACCAACATCTCGCCGTACGACACGCCGTTCGTCAGTCAGGCCCCGAAGGTCGGCTGCCGACACATCTACCACCAGTGGCTCATCGACTCGCTCGGCTCGCAGAACACGACCGGCGCGGTCGAAGGTGCCGACTGGTCGCTGGACACCACCACGGCTCCGAGCCGCGTCTTCAACGTGACGATGATCCTCCGCAAGGACATCGGTCTGTCGGAGTCGCAGCGCGCCGTGGACACCGCCGGCTTCGCCGACCAGTACGCCTACGAGGTGCAGAAGGCCACGAAGGAACTGGCGATCAAGCTGGAGACCATCGTCTTCGGCGCCCTGACCACGGCGACCGGTGCGTCCGGTACCGCGCGCGTCATGAAGGGCCTCCAGTCCTTCATCGTCACCAACACGTCCCTCGCGGGCACGAATGGTGGCACGCTCGGTGACGCGACCCACGACGGCATCGTCGCGGTGGGCGACTTCAACGACATGCTGAACAGCATCTACTCGCAGGGTGGAAACCCGGAGCAGGTGTACGTCAGCCCGAAGGTGAAGCGTCAGGTGAGCGCCTTCACGGTGCCCGGCGCGACCTCTGGTACGCCGCACGCGCGCAACATCGCGGCGGTGGATCGGAAGCTCGTCGGCGCCATCGACTTCTACGACTCGGACTTCGGTCTGATCCAGATCGTCCTGGATCGCTGGGTCCCGGAGAGCACGAACACCACGACCGCGACGGCCTCGGCCACCGCGACGGGTGGTCAGATGTTCTTCCTGTCGCGCGCGATCAACCGTCTCGCGTGGCTCCGCCCGGTTCATCACGAACTGGTCGGCAAGCGCGGTGACTCGGTCGCCGGTCTCGTGGTCGGCGAGGTGACGATGGAGGTCCTCTCGGAGAAGGCCAACGGCGTCATCAAGTCCGTCAACAACAAGAGCGCCGTCACCTAAGACGTGACGTAGCTCCTGAGCAGCAGCGCGGGGAGGAGGAGCAGACGCCTCCTCCCCGTTTCTGTCTCAAGAGGTGCAGATGCGGAAGAACCCAGTCGTGGACAAGACTGCTGGCCCGGTCCCAGGCCTCGCCGGTGGCTCGATTGCCTATCCCTCGGGAGACCAGGGCCAGACGATGGAGATGCCGGACGTGGACATGAAGACCAACGACGGCGACAACCCGTCCATCGGCAGCGCAGCCTTCGCCACTGGCAAGGACACGCGAGTGCCCGACAACCAGACCGGCGCCAACCCGTGGCCGGCGAAACCGGGGTGCTAGCGTGGCCAGCAAGCGAGGGAACCCCGTCGCGCGTGCGGGAAACTACGCGCAGGAGATCGACTCGACCGGCGTTGACCAGGAGATGAAGAACACCGTCTTCGGGACCCCGATGACCAAGGCCGAGAAGGGCTACGTGAGCGGGGTGGGCAACCGCCCGTCGGCCACGGAGGCCGTGAGGCGCGCCCGCAAGGCCAACAAGCAGCCGCCTCTGCGGAGCGACGAGTAATGGCCCGCAAGAACCCGGTCGAGTCCGCGAAGGAGCGCAAGGCCGAGGCCGAGGGCGAGACGGTCGCTGAGGACCGCGGCGACACCAAGAAGGAAGACGCAGCCGAGAAGCGCAAGGTCGCCCGCAAGAAGGGGAAATACTGATGGCGCGCTCGAACCCAGTGTCCCTGGGTATGCCGAAGATGGACAAACACGAGGGCATGCTGAACGAGATGCACTCGGCGCTCCACTCGCTCGGGGACAAGATCAGGAAGCCGTTCGGCCGCGATGGGGACAAGCTGCTCCCTCGCAGGCTGCGGCCCTCCGAGGCGCCCGAAGCCAAGGCGGCCCGGAAGCACATCGAACACCTACACCGCGCGATGCGCGGGGAGAAGTGAGCATGGCCAGGGGAAACCCACTCCAGACCGCCATCGGACGCAAGACGCTCTCGCAGAGCGTGTCGAACCCGGTGGGGAACACCGAGAACACGACCGGCAACAGCGCGAAGCTGCGCGTACCGGCCGCGAAGACCAGCACCATCAGCCAGTCCGTGAAGAACCCGGTCGGAAAGCGCAAGCTGAACAAGACCGGTGCTGGCGGGGCCGCGTAAGATGGCGCGCGGGAACCCGACGGAGCACAAGGGCATGGGCTTCAAGGCCGCCGTGGCCTCGGCCGCTGCCGGAGGGGCCTACAACCCCGCCGGGGCGATTGCCGCGGGTGCGCGCAAAGCGAGCCCGGCAGCGAAGGCGAAGAACCCGAACCTCACGAAGGTCGGCGGCGTCGGCAAGCCCGGCCGCCGGGGCGCGGGACAGAAGGGCTGACACGGGACCTCGGTACTCGTAATTGGGTACCGAGGTATCGTAACAGAGAGGAGTCGCACGTGAGCAGTGACCTCAGAGTCAACCGCATCAAGAGCCGGCACAAGGAGGAGCTAGCCCTGCTCGGGGACGTGGTCAAGCTGGCGCAGGAGTTCAACCCGAAGCTGCGCACGACCGCCGAGAACCGAGTCATCGCGCGCAACATGTCGGACTCGATGAGCGCCCTGGGCAAGTACGTCCGGGCGAACGGCTTCGACCCGACGCGCACGTTCCAGCACGTCGCCAACTACGACACGGAAATCTGGACCCTCATCCTCGATATGTTCGCCAAGTACGACTACGACACCGGCGAGCAGATGGACGACGGCCTGCTGTACAAGTGGGACGAGGCGGCCGGCTGCCTCAAGCTGAACAAGGACTTCTTCTACGCGCTCCTCTCGTACTTCGAGAGCCTGGGCGTGCCGTGCGACATGCGCGGCAAGATCATCCTCTCCTGAGTTTTCTGCGAGAGAGTCCCCTTGAAGCGGGGAGTAATGTGCCGAGAAGCGCATCTCTCGCTTCCCTGAAAGGAGCCACAACGTGGCCTCGAACTTCTACGTCTGGACGTTGAACATCGGCAAGCGCAGCGCGTGCTCGTACTACCGCATCGAGGCGCCGATGACGCAGCTTCAGTCGCTCGACCTCGCCAGTATCTACGAGGAGAACGGCGAGAACCGTCCTGAGTCGAACATCGCGATGATGTACGCCGACGTCGCGCACTTCTACGCGGTGTCGGGAGAGCCGTTCCTGCACAGGTTCAACGCCCTGCGCCGGATCGAGCCGGCGGTGCGCAACGGCAGCGACATCTACCCGCCAGCGATCATCTACGACGTCGACGACAACAACGACTTCGTGCACCCGTTCAACACGGTGTTCGCGAGCCAGGGCGTGCGCGGCTACCCGGACGCCAAGTTCCTGGAGCCCGGCGAGGGCCTGGAGTTCGAGGACGCCGACGGCAAGCCCATGCTCAACGCGAAGGGCGAGCCCATCGGCTGGCAGGACCAGGAGACGTTCTTCGAGGGCACGACCTTCGACATCGCCCGCAACCTCCACCAGATGAAGGTGCGCCACGAGATCATCAGGAACGCGCACGGCGTGACCGTGACCTCGCCGACGCTGGCGCGCTACATGCGCGACGTGATCGGCGCCCGCGACGTCTACGTGTTCCCGAACACCATCGTCCCCGAGCACTTCGAGGACATCCGCGCCGTGCGCAAGGACGACAGCGTCAGGGTCCTCTGGCAGGGCGGCATGTCGCACCTGATCGACTGGTACCCGCTGCGCGACGCGCTCCGCACCATCGCCCAGAAGTACCCGAACGTGAAGTTCGTGATCTTCGGCGAGTGGTTCAACTGGATTCACGACGCGATCCCGGACAACATGGTCGAGCACCACTCCTGGGTCTCGTACGACGCCTACAAGCTGAAGCGCGGGCTGCTCAACATCGACGTCAACCTGTGCCCGCTCGTCAACAACGTCTTCAACGCCTGCAAGTCCGGCATCAAGTGGTACGAGGCCTCGATCTGGGAGACCCCGGAGGCCACCCTCGCCGCCAAGACGCCACCCTACTCGGAGATCGTCGATGGAGAGACCGGGCTGCACTACACCACGCCGGCCGAGTTCGTCGAGAAGCTCTCGCTTCTCATCGAGGACGCTGCTCTTCGCCGTCGCGTTGCTGATGGCGCGAGACGATGGGTCCTGGAGAACCGGACGCCGAAGGCGACCATCCCCGGCCTCGCCGACTTCTACGCTGAGGTCCGCGCCAAGCAGCGCCGGGAACTCGGCAAGCCGATCATTAAGCGCCCCACACTGGAGCAGATCAAGAAAGTGGGCATCCCACTGAGGTAGAGCATGAGCATGACCGTGGTGAACGCGAAAATCTACGTCGCCGGCATCATCGGGGGTCGGTCCTCGCAGGAGGCCCTCGACATGGCGGGCGAGTCCATCCTGCGGGCCTACCAGGACTGGCAGAACAAGAAGTTCTGGCGCTTCCTCCTGAAGGACACGTCCGCGACCACCGCGGTGACCGGGGTGACAGCGACCGCCGGGTCCGCGGTGGTGAACGCTCCCTCGACCGGGGCGTTCGACTTCGTGAACCCGGGCCAGACCGTGACCATCTCCGCCGGCACCGCCACACTGGCCCCGGGGACCACGGTCTCCACCATCGCCCGCAACACCGACGGGACCATCGCCTCGATCACGCTATCCGTGGTCGTGGGTGGCTCGACGAACGTCAACGCCACGCTCACGTTCAGCGCGAACATCCCGATCATCGCCGGCACGAACGACTACAACCTGCCGACTGACTTCAACGCCCCTTTCACTGCTCGCCTGACCGTGAACCCGCGTACCCTGGAGTGGCGCGACCAGCGCTACTGGGACCGCATGATCGTGGACCAGACCCAGCGTGGTACCCCATCCGAGTACACCAGCTACAACCCGTTCTCGGAACTCACGCAGAACTTCGGCACGATGCACCTCAAGTTCGACCGCGTTCCCGACGTGAACGACACGCTGTCCCTGCGCTACTATCGCAGGTTCATCACGACGGGGACCAACATCGACATCATCGACGACTACCTCTACCAGTTCCTAGACTACGCCCGCAACATCCTGCTCGCTGCCAAGCGGGCCCAGGACGACCCGGCTGCGTACGCGGAGTCGGTCGAGAAAGCCGCCGAGGGAGCAGCGGAAACCGACGAGGAGCCGACGGACGACAGCGACGCCGACCAGTGCATGAAGTCGCAGTGGGAGATGGGCGACTGGAACCGCCCGATTTGGGGTAACGGCCAGTTCGACCCGACGAGGTAGCAGGATGCCGAAGACAATGACCGAGTTCATGAACGGCGGCGTAGTGACCGCGCGCGTGGGCGCCCTCCTCAACTCGGGCGAACTCCAGCGAGCGGACGACTGCGTCTACCGCGAGAAGGACCCGGCCATCTGGCGCGCGCCCGGTCGCACGGCCCTGACGGCCTCGGCCCTCGGCACCGACGTCCGCGGCGTGGGGCAACTGTCGTTCGACGGCACCTACGTCGACCAGTTCGTCATGCTGACGAGGCGCACCGACGGCAGCCCGACGTGGTCGAGCGGACCCGACACCTCGTTCCCAGGCTTCCACCTGTACGGCGCCGACTTCACGGCTGTGACGGGCCTCGCGCCCGCCGAGGTCGGTGGTCAGGGCCGCTGGTACGGCAACGTCACCGGAACCACCCTGGACTGCAACATCGCCATCGCCTCCTGCACTATCACGGGCGGCACCACGGTCACCGCGGCGTCCGGGACCTTCCGCGACACGATCTCGGTGGGCGCCGTCGTCAGCGGCTCAGGCGTCACCTCCGGTACGCGCGTGCTGTCGGTCGACAGCGACACCCAGATCACGCTCGACACCGCGGCCACGAACGCCACGGTGACCCTGACCTTCACCCAGTACCCGTTCCTGTCCAGCGCCGTTGGTGCCCGCATCACCGGCACCAACATCGGCACGAACGTCCGCGTCACCGCGGTCTCGAACCAGGACGGCACTACCGGGCACTTCCGCACGGCCACCCTCTCGGTGGCCCCGAGTGGTGGCAACGGCAACTACCGCTTCGTCGCGGTCTTCGGCACGGCCTACGACTGGCAGAACACGGGCTCCGAGGTGTTGGACTTCATCCAGTACGGCGCCCGCCGCTACTACATGTGGGACGGCTTCGGCACGCTACAGTGCGCCGAGTGGAAGAGCCGCGCGTCCGCGAGCGACGCCACGTTGGGCTCGGTGCTCGGTCTGCGCCCAGTCGGGCTGAAGCCGGTCGAGACTGCCCCGACCATCGTCGTGCAGACCGGGCAGGCCACTGGCTGGAACGCCGTGAAGGGCGCGGGCAAGTACTGGATTCTCATCACCGAAATCTTCTCGCCCGAGCAGAACATCGCCACGGCCCTGAAGGACCCGGTGCTGCGCACCCAGATCATCGAGTCCGCGTACCTCGCCGCCGACAACACGGCCACCGACGACAACGGCTCCCAGTCCGGCGTCGGCCTACCAATCGGCGTGACCATCGTCACGGTCGCGAGCGACAACATCAAGATCACGTTCCCCGCCGTCACCAACGACGGCAAGGGCGGCTTCATCGCCACCCACTGGGGCGTGTACATCTACGGTCCGGCCTCGGACCTGCCCTCTCTCGCGCAGTTGCGACGGTGCGCCACGGTCCCGATCACGACCTACGCCGCGGGCGCTACGTTCACGCTGACTGACAGCACGCTGACCCAGACGAAGTGGCCCACCGCGCTGCGCACCGCCGCGGGACGCCCCTCGTTCGGCCACAACGACTACCTGCTCTCGGACGCGGCCGCGGGCGGCTTCGACAACCTCGACGCCTACACGAAGGTCGGCGGCTCAGGCAAGCACATCCCGGACAACGCGGCCCAGGGACTGACCACGTACGGCTTCTCGACCACGGGCACCTACGCGTCCAAGCCCATCTTCGGTGTAGAGGTGCAGGTGCGCGGCCGCTGCAACCCGAGCGGCGACACCACGCACAGTGCGGCCTACTGGTTCCGCATCATGACCACGGGCGGGGCCAAAACCTCCGACACGTTCTACGGGAACTTCGGCGGTCAGGACAACCACACGAACTACCACGGCGGACCGATGGACACCCTCGGCGTCGCGTGGGCGACCTCCGACCCTCCGCTCATGGAGATCGAGATCGGCATCGCCAACCGAGGGAGCAAGGACGAGCTTGACCTCGACTCGGTCGCGATCAAGGTCTACTACACCACGACGAACGTGGACTTCAACGGCCCAGCGTACCGCGTGGTCACGTACCGCGACCAGGTCGGCCTCACGGTGAGCGACCCGGCCCGACTGCTACCGCCGGTGCCGACGACCGGGGACTTCTTCCAGGGCTGCATGGTCCTGAACAACAAGGCCCAGCAGAACCAGATCAGGTACTCGCTGCCCGGAGACCCCGAGGCGTGGCCGAAGCCGTATGAACTCACGTTCAACACGCGCAAGCGCGACAAGGTCACCTTCATCAAGACGATGGACTCGATCCTCATCGTCGGTATGGAGAACAGCCTCAAGCGCGTGAACTACCTGCCGCGCGAGACCGACACTGACATGAACTCGGGACTCGCGCACGAAGACATCGCCACCGACCATGGCATCCCGGGGCCGCTCTGCGCGGTCACGTTCGACATGCCGGGCCGTGGCATCATGTTGGCGTACGCCTCGACCGTGGGCATGTTCATCAGCAACGGCATCTGGACCCTCCCGCTGAACCTGGACCTCGACTGGGCCAGCACCGTGAAGCTCTCGGCGCTCGGCACGGCCGTGCTGAAGGTGTACCCGAAGGAGAAGTGGCTGGCCCTGTACTACTGCCCGGCCGGCGCCACGCACAACAAGAACACGCGCGTGCTCTACTTCTGCTACCAGGCCGACAAGCTGAAGGGCGACTACTCGCTGCCGGCTGTTGGGCCGTGCGTGGTGTCTGCGCGCTCCTCGTGCGAGGCCTACCTCAGTGGCACCCCGTACCTGTTCACCGGGCACGAGGCCGACGGGAAGGTCTACGTCGAGGACAGCGGGATCACCATCCCGTCCGGCTACCAGGCCAGGCTCAACGACGACTCCGCCAACGGCGATGGGAAGACCACGGCAGCGACCGACGTGAAGATCATCCCGTTCATCCGCAGCCGCAAGTTCTACCCGGTGACCCTCGACCGCGACGGCTACGGCGAGAAGGTCTACCTGATGTTCTCCGCGTTCGGCTCCAACTCAGTCACGGCGTCCAGCACGACGACCGTCGGCAGCACTGCGATCACCTCGTCCGCGGCCTTCGGCTCCGTCGTTCCGGGCATGCGCCTGCTTGGCACCGGAATCGACCCCGGGACCATCGTGCTATCGAAGACGAACTCCAGCACCATCGTCGTCTCCCGGGCAGCCAACGCCAGCGGGACGAACACGTTGACGTTCGACACCGGGACCCTCGGCGTAACCGTGCGAGGGAGCAATCTCGGGGAGAACGTGAAGGGCCTGCGTACGGACTACCTATCCACGCTATCAGGAGACCTCATCAGCGTAGTGAACTCGAACATCAGGCGCGGCTTCGAGCTTCAGATCGAGAAGACCCCGCTTACGTTCGACGCGAACGGTGATACGCTGACGTGGGCGGACCTCGCGACGAACATGCGGCTACACACGTTCACCTACGTGGTGAGCGAGCAGGGACAGCCCGACACGAACCGCAACGCGGCCTAGGAGCAGAGCATGCCAACCTTCGTCCCAGTCCAGCCACCCCGCAACCCAGACGAGTGCCCTCGCTGGCTGTACGAGACGCTAAAGCGCCTAAACAAGGCCGCGAGCACCTCGTTCCAGGGCTTGTCGGCGGTGGTGCGCGGCGAGTCCCCGGACGGCTCCGGCTCGCCGCTCGTGGACCTCACGAAGTTCCTGTACAAGCCCGGCATCCTGGGCGGGCAGACGGCCTACGGCGACACGCAGGCCGGCGGGTCGCTGACGCTCGGGTCCACCGCGAACACGTCGAAGGGCTTCATCTACTTCGGGGCTGCCGGCGCCATCGACGAGGCGAACAAGCGCTTCGGCCTAGGCGTGCTGACCCCAGCCGCGAAGATCGAGGTGCACCAGACTGGGACGAACGTCAACTTCGCCCCGAGCAGCACGGTATCTGGTACCCCGCAGTGGCGCGGTAGCGACGGTGGTTCTAGCCTGCACACGTACGTCGACGAAGCGACCCCGGACGACTCCGACTTCATTTCGGACGGCACCAACCTCGGCACTAGTGTCCGCCTTGGCCTACCCAACATAACGCCACAAGCCAACACGGCGACCATCACGATCTCCTTTAGGATCGGGTGGACCGGAACGAACGGTGGGACAGCCGGTGTCAACGTCATGAGCTTGTCCCTGCGTGACGGTGCTGGAACTACCATCCACACGGACAACAGCCTGAACGGCTACGTGACTCCAGGTGCTCACGGTAACGTGGCCTACGCGACTGTGTCGTTCACGCTGAGCCCGTCCGAGATCACGTCCATTGCCAACTGGAACGGCATGTCGCTCCAGATTTCGGATGGTGGTGGTGGAGTAGGCTACGCCGGCTCCGTGACCTGCTCGTGGATGCAGTTCTCGATTGTCGGCGGCACCGCAGTCGACCTCGTGAACATGTACGACCTCTCCGACATCCTGCGATTCAAGGTGTCGAAGGACGGGTACGTGACGACCCCGCAGCTACTGCTGACGGGTTCCGTCTCAGGCACGCTCACGCTGCTGCCAGCGGCCACTACTACAAGCTACCAACTCACGTTCCCGAGCGCCCAGGGTGCGGCGAACACGCTACTCAAGAACGACGGCTCCGGGAACCTATCGTTCGTAACGGCAGCCTCGCTCGCCACGCGCGAACGCGCACGTTGGGCAGCCAACGGCCCATACATCGTCGGCACCACAGTGGACGGAGGCTGGATCGTCCCCACCGCGATGACGATCTCGGCCGTCTGGCTGCATAGGGCCACGCCTGGAACCAGTAGCTCCAGCATCGTCGACCTCAACAAGAACGGCGTAACGATGTACACGACGCAGGCCAACCGACCAACCATCGCCTTCAACGACTCGGACAACAAGGTGCAGGCCACGCTCCCGGACATCACGTCGGTCGCGGCCGGTGACATCCTTACGATGGACATCGACCAGATCGAGGGCGGAATCCCAGGCGACCTAACGCTGACCATCGAGGGAGCATAGCATGGCGACTTACACACCGCAGGCTGCCGAAGACGCAGCCGCAGTAGATGGAGACCGAGGCGTACCAGTCCTCGGCGTTCGCAACGACAGCGCGTCTTCTAAGACCAGCACTGACGGCGACTACAGCATGCTCGCTACGGACTCTGCCGGCCGCGTCGGCGTCGCCGACCTCGGCGGCTCTATCACGGTGGATGGTCAGGTCGCGGCGTCGCACTCCACCGACGAGTTGCGGGCCGGAGCGACGTCCTATACCCCGAAGTTCGCGGTGATCTCGGCCTCGACCAGCGGGGACAACACCGTCGTCTCCGCCGTAACCAGCAAGAAGATTCGCGTTCTGCGTCTAACCGTCGTAGCCAACGCGGCCGTCAACGTGAAGTTCCGGTCCTCGACGACGACCGACAAGACCGGCCTGCACTACTTGGCCGCGAACGGCGGCTGGGTCGAGGCCTTCTGTCCCGTCGGTATCTTCGAGACCGCGGCCGGAGAGGCTCTGACGATCAACCTCTCGGGCAACATCGCCGTCGGCGGGTCCCTGACCTACATCGAGGTGTAGCGTGGCTGTTGCCTTCGACGCGACCGCGAACACCTCCGGTGTCGGTGTCTCAAGCCTGACTTTCGCGCACACGTGCACTGGCTCTAGCCTGCTGCTCGTGGTCGGCGTGACTTGGACCGACACTTCGATCAGTGGCGCCAGCTTGACGGGGATTACGTACAACGGCGTGGCCATGACGCAACTCAAAACGCTCATGGCGGGCATCGCCACCGACGAGGTCTGGTACCTCATCGCTCCGGCGACCGGAGCCCACAACGTCGTAGTGACGTTCACGAACGTCAACCCACTTGAGGCACCGAGCACCACCGCCGTGGCCGGTAGCATTAGCTGGACCGGAGTGGACCAGGTCACACCACTCGGTACCCCAGTGACGGCTACGGCGACGAGCACGGCGCCGTCGGTGACACTCACTGGAGTGTCAGCCAGTAACTTCGTATTCGACTCACTCGACGTAGCATCTGCCGGTAGTACTCAGCCCACCATCACCGTCAACGCCAGCCAGATTCAGCGTTGGCAAACGAAGGTGGGTGGTGCGGGATCGCGAATCGCGGGCGCAGGCTCGACTAAGGCCAGCGCGGTGGGTTCCGTGACCATGAGTTGGACCCTGTCCGCATCTCGCACGTGGGGAACAATCGCCGTAGAGGTCCTGCAAGTATCCGTCGTATCCACCACGCCCTTGAGGACCCTCCTCGGGGTCGGGCTCTAGAGGTACCATGAAGAGACTCATCCAGAAGTTCCTGTCCTGGAACGGCCTCGCTGCGGGCGACGGCGGGTTCATCGCCGCCGCGCTCACGGCCGCCCCCTACATCCTGAACGCACTCGGGGGAATCTTCGGCAAGAAGAAGAAGTACATCGACCCCGAGGAGTTGCGACAAAAGTACGGTCCGCAGGCCATCGGACGAGACACCCAGGCCATCTCGAACTTCATCCTGAACTCGCCCTACGGTCAGGAACTGATGAAACAGGCCGCGACCTCGGGCCAGGAACTACAGACTAACCTGGCGTCGAACGCAGCCTCAGCGGGGTTGTCACCGGACACGGGCGCTTCCTCGGGAGCAAGCGACTTCGCCACGGCCGCCGCACCGCAGGCGCAGGCCGCCCTCGAAGGGCAGACCAAGGCCGGAATCTGGCAAGCCGCGCTGCCCATCGCTGCCGGACAGAACGCCAGCTACGCGGACCTCGCTCTCGCGAACCAGAACGCCGCGAACCAGGAGCCGTCCACCTTCCAGAAGATCGCCGCAGCGAGCGGTCAGCTAGCCCAGGGCGTCCAGAAGATCAAGAAGCCCGGCGAGCAGGAGAGCTAGATGCTATCGAACATCATCCGCGGTATCGGGCACGGCGTGTCGTCTGTCGGCCGAGCGGTTCAGGCCGCGTCGCAGAAACTCGACCAGACCGTCGCAGGAACCCCGCCTCCGGCTCCCGCACCCCAGGTCGGGCCACCGGCACCGGCTCCAGCACCAGCGCCGGCCCCGAAGGGCTTCCAGCTACCGGACCTAGGTCCGGGCCCGGACGCGAACGCCCCAGAGTACCAGGGCGACGAGGGCAGGAAGAAGTACGAGTCTGACCTCCGCGACTACCAGCACAAGCAGGACATCCACCAGGCCTTCACGGACCTGGACAAGACGTTTACCGAGGCGAACCCGACGCGTGACTACCAGAAGGAGTACGCGGACCAGGTGGCCATGCTGAAGGCGCACGAGGCCGAGCGCCCGCAGGGTAGCAACCTGGCGCGGGCCGCCCTCGCTCTGGGTGACTTCAACCCGGCGGTGCAGCAGTCCGGCCGCAGCAACCTCGACACGTACAACGCGAACGTCGAGTCCGACGCGCAGCGCAGCGACGCTGGGTTCGCGCAGCGGATGATGCTGAAGCAGAAGATGCATGAGTCCGCCGCGGCCGACGCCGCACAGCAGGGCAACTGGAAGAAGGCCCTCGCGGAGAACGAGAAGGCCGCGCTCCTGAAGGCCGACAGTGACGCCCTCCAGCACAAGTACAAGATGGAGGAGGAGAACACGAAGCAGGCCGGAGCCAACGAGCGCGCGCAGATTCGCTCCGACGCCATGAAGAAGGTGGCGCAGACGCGGGCTGGCGCCATTGCTTCGGCCCACGGGCTCTCGGGCTCGTTCATGTCGACCTTCGAGAAGGAGGCCGCCAAGCAGGTCGCCAAGCTCCTGGGTCCGCAGGACCTGACCAAGGAGTACACGCAGGCCGACCTCGACGGGCTGACCACCTACCTTGAGGGCATCGCCGAGATGCTCCACGACCAGCAGTACGGAGACGGTAGTTCAGGGACCTACCTCGGTACGCACCCGAGCAAGAGACCGAAGCCGAAGCCGACCACCAAGGAGCAGTTCTAGGGAGTAGACGATGGCCACCTTCGAGGAACGCCAGAAGCAGTACGAGGAGAACGACGTCCCGGCCGCGTGGCGGACCTACGTCGCGAACGGCATCCGCAAGAAGTTCGCGGACCAGTTCGACTTCAACGGCATGTCCGACCAGGAGGTCATCCAGCGCCACCACGCCCGCTTCGGCGCCGACATGGAGCCGTCCGCCTACAAGGACAAGCTCGACGAGACCTACGGCAAGGGATTCACTGCGCCTCCCGCGCCGACGAAGACCCTGATGGACCGGGCCGGAGACGTCGGTGAGGCAGCGAAGGGCGTCGCCGAGGGGATCGTCCCGTTCGCCATCCCGGAGGTCGGCAAGGCCATCGCCGCCGGCTCCAAGGCCGTCGCCACCAAGATTCCCGTGGCATCCCAGATCGGGTTCCTCGGCGCGCACACGGTCAATGCCGCCGCCGACGTGGCCGCGGCCAACGCTCTGGAGAAGACGTCCGCGTCCCTGCCGGTCCCCGACGAGGCCACGAAGACGCAGGAGTTCTACGACAAGTTGCTCCCGGGCCTATCCGCGCGAGGTTACACGCCGGACCAGGTGATGCAGGAAGCACAGAAGCGCGCGCAGAACATCACCCGTGGGTACCAGAAGACCACCGAGTCCATCGACCAGGACGTCGAGGCCGCTCAGACGAAGGCGCTCACCGAGCCCGCGAAGGCGGCGGCGGACGCGTTCTTCCTCGGGGTCGGCGCACCTATGATCGAGGGCGTACTACAGAAGGGGCTAGCCAAGATCGGCATCGGCACTGCCGGTGCGGTCGCCGCGAAACCAGCCGAGGGAGCAATCGGTCGCCTGGCGTCGCACATCCGCACGGGAGCCGTCATCGGCGCCCCAGGGATGGGCATCCAGGGAGCCATCACGGCCGGAGTCCAGGCGGCCGCGGATAACAAGACCCCAGCCGAGATCGGGCAGGCCCTCGTGAAGGGCGGCACCACCGGCGTCAAGGAGGGAGCCCTCGGTGGTGCCCTCATCGGCGGGGCTGCGGGAGCGCTGGAGGCAGGAGTCGGCGCCGTCGCCAAGCCGTTCGCCGAGCGCGTCCGCAAGCAGGACTTCCGCGAGACCAAGGCCCAGGCCGACCTCGACGAAGCCCGGCTACGCGGGTGGCAGGACTTCAACGCCCAGCAGCATGCAAAGAGCACCACGGGAGTGGTGCGCGCCACGCAGCAGGCCGAGCGCGCGGAGCAGGTCAGCCGCGAGGCCATCGCGCGCACGGGCTCGGACTTCGACCCGCACACCACGCAGGTCCCGCTGGAGGGTGATCCCGCCGAGATCGCCACGACCATCATCCAGCAGCAGCACGGAGACGACGCCGCGCTGAGCGAGGTCGGACTGCGCGCTGCCTCTCAGATCGCCGACCGCATCCAACTGTACCAGGACGCGAACGCGGACCTGAAGGGCTTCGAGCAGCGCGAACTACCTCCGCAGGAGGCCGCGCCAGCGCAGCCCGAGATCACGGGCTCGGAATTGCCCCCAGTGGGATCAGCCGCCACGAGCGGCCCCCCGCTGGGCCCGGTCGAGACGGGAGGTCGCCCACTGGCGCCACCCACCGAGCCCAACCCGAGACTGGAGCCGGCCCCCTCCGAGGTCACGACCCCGGAGACCAGCAAGGAAGCGCAGGCCACGACGGCGACTCCCCGGCCGGCTCCTCCTGTGTCGAACCCCGGCGAGGTCACGCTGCCCACCAGGGCCGGCGCGGCGGTGAGCCAGATCGACGTCGGCAAGCACGCTGTCCTCGGCGAGGCCGAGGGCGGCAACGCCATCCACCTGGAGAGGCTCGGCCTCCCCGCCGGTGAGATCGCGAAGCCCGGCGCCGTGGGCCAGGCACTCGACACCGTGGTGAAGAAGGCCGACGAGCACCAGGTCCCGGTAGTGACCCGCATCACGCAGGTCGCCGGGCCGAGGGGCGGTCGCATCCCCATCGAGAAGATGATCCCGTGGTACGAGCAGCGCGGGTTCAAGCTCGTGGACAGCACCAAGCTGCCCGAGGGGCAGATGGCGACGGCGACGCTGCGTCGCGAGCCGCAGCCACCTCCCGCGCAGAAGATCGGGATGCTCGAAGCGCAGCGCATCATGATGGAGCGCGCGATGGCGCGCCCGGAGACTCCGGTAGCGCGCGAGCTAGCCGCCCCAGCCACGACGCCGGGGCCGGGCCGCTGGCACCAGACCGATCTGTGGGCCGACAGCAACATCGCCGCGGCCCGTGAGCGCATCAAGCAGCGCGAGGCCGAGTTCCCGGAGCAGGAGCGCTTGAAGCAGCGCGAGGGCGGCTACCTCGGTGACCGGGAGCAGCGCGACCCGACCAGCTACGACTGGGCCGACTTCGCGGACCGCGTGCAGATCGGGGTCAACATGATCCTGAAGCACGGGCTCAACAAGGCCGAGTGGGTTGAGCGGATGGTCTCCGAGTTGGGGGACAAGTTCCGCAACATCGCCGAGCGCGTGTACCAGGAGTCGGTGGCCGCCTTCAACGCCCGCCGCCCGAAGGGCATCGACGAGGTGCGCCAGGTCGTCGACGACTACGTGCACCAGGCCGGCCTGGGTCGCGGTGCCACGCGCCACGACGTCTACCCGCCGGTGGACCCGAAGTTCGGGGCCCGCGTGGCGATGGCGTACCACCTGCTCGACAACGTCGAGGAGGGCAGCAAGCAGCACGCCGAGGCCGCGCAGTCGTACGAGGCCCTGAACCACGAGATCGAGGCCCAGTACAAAGCCATGACCGACGCCGGCTACAAGGTCACGTTCACCCGCGACGACCCCTACGCCACGAGCGCAGACATGCGCTCCGACGTGGCGCAGAACAAGCACATCAAGGCGTTCAAGACCGGGGAGGAGTTCCACCCGTTCATGACGCCGGAGCAGAACGATAGACTGCGCGCGGTGCATGACTTCTTCGGTCACGCTGCCGAGGGCTACGAGTTTGGCCCACGCGGCGAGGACGCGGCGTTCCGCAAGCACGCCTCCACGCTCAGCAGCAAGGCCATCCCGGCGCTCGCCACGGAGACCCGCGGGCAGAACTCGTGGGTCAACTACTGGCCGGCGAACGCGAAGCTGGAGCCGAAAGACCGGCCGTTCGCGGAGCAGAAGTTCGGGCTGCTCCCTCGCTGGGTCTACGAGGACGTGCTCAACGAGCGGGATCAGCGCGCGCAGTCGAACAAGCTCGCCACCGGTATGGTGCAGCTAGGCACGCGCGGCGAGGGCCGAGCCATCCAGACCGCCGCCGAGAAGCTGGCGCGCGGTATCCGCCCTGTGAAGGCCGCGCCCGCGGTGCGGGCCAGGTTCGTCGCCAACGGCACCGACGCCGTCAACGAGATGATGTCGGTGAGCCCGGAGTCGGCGACCTGGTACCACGACGACATCGAGCGCATGCACAAGCTGACCGAGCAGGAGATTCCCTCGATGAGGGACCCGGGACACCGGGCCCTGTTCGACCTTCTTCTCGGCTTCACGAGCCCGAGCACGAACGTGCCGCAGAACTACGCGCGCGCGTTCTCCCTGATGCGCGACTTCGAGCGCAGCGGTAAGGTTCCGTTCCTCCAGCGCTTCGGCCAGGAGGTCAACATCGGCTCGCGAAAGTGGGTCCCGCGCCTGAACGGCCTCATCGAGAAGTTCGGCGGCGACCTGGACCAGATGCGCGACTACCTGCTAGCGAAGGACCCCGAGACCGGCGTGTACAACGCCGAGAAGGAGTTCGGCGACAAGGTCGGCCCGTTCACCCTCAACATCCAGGGCATCCACGACCAGATCACCGTGGACGTCTGGATGGTGCGCCGGCTGCGCAGGCTTGCGGGTACCCTGTACAAGACCGAGGACGGCAAGAAGGTCCTCGACGAGGACTGGGTCCCGTCCGCGCAGGAGCGCCGTGACATCGAGGAGAGCATCCACGAGTTGAGCCGCAGGACCGGGCTCGACCCGGACGCGGTGCAGGCCATCCTTTGGGACAACGAGAAGATGGTGTGGGAGCGGGCCGGCCTGGCCGCGCCACGCATCCCGTTCAGCGTAGCCGCCGAGGGAGTCCTGCGCAACGTGCGCGCTCAGTCCTCGGGGATCGAGCAGAAGTACTCTCAGGAGAGACTTCCTTTCTAGGAGCCGTCCATGAACTTTGAACCACTCATCAAGGGCATCTCTGAGTTCATCGGGGCCACGGCCAAGGTGGGCGAGGAGGGCAAGGCGTCGGAGAACACCGGCAGAGGTGCGGTGCGCGGCGGGACCGCGCACTCCCCGGCTGACGTCGAGCGCTGGCTCGGCCCGCTGTCTGCACCCGAGAAGCAGGTCCCGCTGATCCACGACTACCTGCGCGGGCACTCGGCGCTGGCCGAGGCCCAGGCGACCAACGCCACGCACGTGCGCGACATCAGCGTGCCGGTGTGGGAGTCGGCGCAGAAGCTGCTCCAGTCGAAGGTCGACGCGGACCCCGAGGTGCAGGACGCGCTCAAGAACCTCTTCGTCGGCCGCAACACGCCCAAGGACCCGGACGTGACTACGGTCGCCGTTCGCCCCGAGCCGACCCAGCAGCCGGGCGTCAGCGTCGAGGTCCCGCAGGACACGCCACAGATGCCGCAGGCGAAGCTGCCACGGGTGAAGTCCTCGCTGACCGCTGACGCGAAGAAGCAGCAGGCGGCCGCGTGGAACGAGTTCGCGATCTCGACGGAGTCCCAGGACCCGCCCCGAATCGACGCCGCCTTGGAGAGGTTGCAGGCGCTCCATGACAGCGACGTGCCGGACAAGCCGGGCGAGACCCCTCCGTGGAAACGCGCCCTCAACTACATGGCCGCGCTGGAGCAGCAGACCCAACAGTGGCGCGCTGCCGGCGTGACGAACCAGGCCTGGTCGGACGCTCTACAGCAGTTCAAGAAGCAGACCGGCATCGACACCGTGCCGCTGCCGAAGCCAGCGAGGGACGCCGTCAGCAGGTTCGAGGCGTGGGCCGACGCGCAGAAGCCCGCCACGAAGGAGGACATCTTCGGGCAGGTGCTCGGAGTGCCGCGCGCGGTGATGTCGAGCGCGGACCTGTCGGCACCCGGTCGCCAGGGCCTCCTGATGATCGCCCGTCCCGAGTACTGGTCCAGCCTGAAACCGATGGTCGAGGCCTGGAGCGAGCCGAAGTACCTGGAGAGCCAGGCCTACCTGCGCAACCACCCGGACTTCCCCGCAGCCCAGGAGGCCGGGCTCGCGATCTCGGACATCCACTCGAAGCTGGCCCCGCGCGAGGAGGCGTTCCAGTCGCAGCTAGCGGAGCGCATCCCGGTGCTCGGCGGCCTCGTCAAGTCGTCTGAGCAGGCCTACACCACGTTCCTCAACCGGCTCCGCTTCGACGTATTCTCGAACTCGCTGAAGGAGGCGGCGGCCGCGGGCGTGGACGTCACCGACAAGGAGTTCACCAAGAGCCTAGCCGAGTGGGTGAACACGAGCACGGGCCGCGGCGGCCGCGGGTTCGACCCGGGCGTGCTGTCGACGGTGCTGTTCTCGCCGCGGCTCGCGATCTCCCGGCTCCAGACGTTCAACCCCGGCTACTACTACAAGCTCGACCCGTTCGTTCGGCAGCAGGCCATCAAGACCAACATGGCCGCGGCCGCCCTGGTGTTCGGGCTCGTGTCCCTCGCGAAGCTCGGCGGAGCCAGCGTGACGTGGGACTTCCGCAACCCCGACGCCGGCAAGATCAGGATCGGCAACACGCGCATCGACGTCGGCGGAGGCCACTTCCAATTCCTACGGCTCTTCGCCCAGATGGCGACGGACCAGAAGGTGAACTCGGAGACCGGTAAGGTCACCGAGCTAGGGTCGAAGTTCGGGGTTCCCTCGCGGCTGGACGTCATGACCCAGTTCCTCATCAGCAAGGAGGCGCCGGTCGCGTCGTTCGTTACCGACTGGATGCGCGGGAAGGACCAGGCCGGGAACAAGTTCAACCTCACGAATGAGGTCATCTCGCGCGTGGTGCCGCTCGCGATGCAGGACATGTACGACGTGCTGAAGGACAAGGGCGTCGAGGGGCTCGTCTACGCGATGCCTGCGGTAGTGGGCGTGGGGTTGCAGACCTACGCCGCGAAGCCGGCGAACGAGGTGATCCCGTTCATCGGCGTCCGAGGCACGGTCCCGCCCGAGAAGGTGAACGAGTACGTGAAGCTGATCCAGGCCGCCGACACCACGGCCGCGGTCAGGGCCGCGGAGAAGACGAAGAACATGAACCCAGCGGCCGCGAAGAGCGTGCTGCGCAACTTCGTCCGAGTGGAGCGTCTGCGCGCCAGGATGGAGTGGATCAAGGCCAACCGCGACTCGTTCGTGGCGGCGAAGAGGGCGGGTCGCACGACTACCTCGCTCGTGGCACCGGAGGGTAAGTGACGCACAACGCGCTGTCGCGGAGCATGGAGCGCATCCCGATGTGGTTAGTGCAGGCGGTCGTCGGGGTACTGCTGTCCGGGCTAGTCGCCTGGACCACGTGGGCCACCGCGACCACGACCAAGAACGACGCGAGGATCGCGGTCGTCGAGGACCACCAGAAGGGCATCGACAAGAACCTCGACGAGATCAAGGACACGCAGAGGGAGATGAACCACAAGCTCGACAAGTTGATCGAGCGTCGGAGGTAGCATGGCACTGGACCCACTCACCGGCATCTTCGAGGTCGGGAAGTCGCTGATCGACAAGCTGATCCCGGACCCAAACCTGCGGGCGCAGTCCGCCCAGAAGCTGCTGGAGATGAAGCAGAACGGTGAGCTAGCCCAGCTAGCTGCCGACAAGGAACTGATGCTCGCGCAGGCGGACATCAACAAGATCGAGGCCGCGAGCCCGCTCACATTCATCTCGGGCGCGCGACCGGCCATCATCTGGGTGTGCGGTGCCGGACTGGCCGTGGCCTACGTGATCGGCCCCCTCATCGAGTGGGGCTCGGCGCTGTTCCAGCACCCCATCGTCGCCCCGAAGATCGACGTCGGCGCGCTGACCCCGCTGCTGACCGGGGTACTCGGCCTGAGCGCGCTGCGCTCGTTCGACAAGTTCCAGGGCAGCGCGAGCAAGTAGCATGGGCAAGAAGCGCGGCAGCCCCGTGAAGCCGAAGACGTCGTGGGCCTTCCCCGTGTCCGAGGACCCACTCTACCCGTTCGCGCAGGAACCGGACACCACTTCTACGGTTCCGGTCGTCGCACCGAAGAAGCGCAGGACCATGTCGATGGGGCAACTCAAGCGCCTCTACAACGCACCACCAGACGACGAAGGAGCCTAATGCCAGGAAAGAGGAGCGACCCGATCAAGCTGCGCAGGGACCGCGAGGCCATCGTGCGGGATATGGAGCAGAGGCTACCGCCCGACACCGAGGACCCCGAGTCCACGCTGCGCAGGGCGAAGAAGTTCGGCATGCCCCCGGAGGTCTCCGGCGGGATCGTCAACGGAACCAAGAAGGGCAAGAACACTGCCTAGGAGGTAACACGTGGCACTACTACTCTGGGCTGTCGCCGGCCTCGTGATCGCGGCCGACATCATCCTGTGTATCTACATCGTCTCGCTCTTCTGCTGACGCTGTCCTGGACCAACCCTAGCTGGAACGGTTGGACCAGGGAGTTCGTCCCGGACACGTCGTCCGTCTGCGACCAGGCGCCGATCCCGCTCACCGACCTCAGGGAGGTGCGCGTGTACGGGTTCTGGTCTGGCGGCCACGAGACCGTGCTGCTGACGAGGAAGGACGAGACACACCGCGAGGGAGCACCCGACTCAGTGCAGGTCGTGCTGCCCCACCCCGCGGACCTGTGGACGCTGATCGTAGTGGCGGCGGACTCCGCCGGCAACGAGTCGTGCGCGCAGACCACCGTAGTCAACGCGACCACCGACGTCGAGCACCACGAGCACCGCAAGGAGCCCGTGACGTGGTACGACGTGGCGGGCCGCAAGGTACAAGAACCCCACACCCCCGGCATATACCTTCGCAAGCAGGGCCGAGAGGTCACGAAGGTCGCCGTACTGAGGTAGACATGAAGGCACTGAGAGGCATCCTGCTGTTCACTGGCGTCGAGATCGTCACGCTCGTCGCGTGGCTCATCCTGGCCGGAGTCCCGTTCAACGGCGGCTACGCCGCGGTCGCGGTGCTCGCGGTCGGCTTGTTCGCCGAGCACTACGCGTCGGTGAACGTCGGCGCGGGACGCGCCCCGTTCGGCAAGCTCCCGGACTGAAGAGAAACGCAGAAACCCCCGCCTCCACCTCGGAGACGGGGGTCTTTCTGTTTCTACTGGTAGGCCCGGCAGGACTCGAACCCGCACGCCTCTCGGCACCGCGTTCTAAGCGCGGCGTGTCTACGCTTCCACCACGGGCCCAACGTAGTTCGGTGCGCACGCGCGGTGACCGATCACCGGCTAGTTCCGCCTAGAGCGTGCTTCATTCCCTTTCGGGCCAGTACTAGCAACCGTGGTTGGGGAGGCCGGATTTGAACCGGCGACCACCCGCTTCCAAGGCGGGTACGCTACCTGGCTGCGCTACTCCCCAGGGACTACTGAGTGGCCGTATCTCTCGCACGGAGGGCACAGAAGCTAGTCACGTAGGCTATAGGCTACGCTGATACTCTGTACGCCGGGACCCCTGCGGTTGCCCGGCCTATGGGACTCGAACCCTAGCCGCTACTTCCACTCATGCTTCAACGAGGGCGTGCTATCCAGTTTGACACTACGGTCGCGCTTGCGCGTGGCCACCGACCGGAGCGACTCGAACGCTCACTTCCCTCTGTCTTGGTAGCGGGGGCGGGGATCGAACCCGCGACCTCAGGATTATGAGTCCCGCGCTCTGCCACTGAGCTACCCCGCAGCACTACTGGTCTGACCACTCCCACGCGTCCCTATATCCCTCGACCATCAGTCTCTGGATCAGCAGGTCGTCCGGGTACCTCGGCAGCTTCGTCGCCGCGAGGGCTCCCTCGGCCCGCTGGAACAGCGCCTCGGCCATGCCCTGGATCATCTCCAGGCTGAACTCGCCGCGCTTAATCGCGATGATCTCCGCAGCGTCCGGCCTCCGCACGATGAGGCGACCAGTCTCGAATGCCCCGCACGCCATGCGCAGCAGGCGGATCAGGTGCGCGGCGTTCTTCACGTCGTAGCCGAAGCGCTCGACGAGCCGCTTCCGCTTGTCGCCCATGTAGCCCTGGTGCGCATGGTGCGTCATCTTGTGTAGCTGCGCGCGGGCGTAGCCGATGAAGGACGGGTACATCTCCTGCGACAGTAGGCGGTCACGCGCATGCTTGAGATCGAGGTACGGCCAGAATCCTATCCACCCGTGCTCGGAGTATACGTCCTCGTCATCGAGCCACAAAGTCCCGAGCACGTTCGGGTTTGACTTGTGCAGCATGCGCAGCCACTTCTGCCAGTCGTAGAACACGACGTCCCACTTGCCGTGCTTGAACTCGGCATGCTCCCAGACCTTGAGCCCGAGCTTGTACTCGGGAGGCGGGACGCAGATGACCATCAGGTCAGTATCGTCGACTCCGCGCTCGTCCTCCGGCGGGATGTGCGTGCCGTGGCTGTGCGAGCCGACGCGGAAGACGACCTTCGCGGCCGACTCCAGGTCGAACGGGACGGACATCGCGGCGTCGGGGAGGACCTCACGCCATAACTCGTACACGGTCTTCATTTCACCACCATCAGGATGCGGGAGTTGGCGTAGTACGCCATCTGCCGGACGAACGTCGGGTCATCGTCGACCATGAACCAGATGCCGAGGCGGTTGAGCACCGCGGCCTTGAACTGCCCCATCTCCGCCATCGACTCGCCCGGGCACAGGTGAATCTGCGTGTAACGGCACCCGAGGCGCTCCAACTTGGCGACCTTCTGCTCGGCGGAGTATGCTCCCCCGGGCAGGAATCCGGTGAGAACGTGGACCTCCTCACCATGGTCGTAGAGGAAGTTCGCGAGGGCCCTGATCTCCAGGTGGTCGAGCGTGCCGTCCAGGTCGAACCCCCACTTAGCCACTACGCGTCCCCACTCAGCATCATGTCGTGCAGGCGCGAGGCCCGCACCCCGACTTGCGTCGCCCACTTACTGTGCATCATGTCCGCCGCGGCCTGCGCCCAGTCCGAGCGCTGCACGGAGTCAATGAAGTGCGTGAACTGCGAGAGCCGCGTGCCGAGGTTGAACGCCATGTTCACGAGCACACGCTGTCGAACATCGTCGAGCAGCGGGTACGTCGGGAATAGCCCGCGCACGAGCAACTCCGCCGACGTGACGTCGGCCTCGAACAGGGCGTACATCTCGGCCTCAGTGATCTCGGTCATGCGCTGCTCGGTCCCGAGGAGGTGCCCGATGCCGATGGTCCAAAACCCAATCGAGTCTTTGTAAGGCCGCAAGCGCGCTCCTTCGTCGCGGGTTAGCTCCCTAGCCAGTAGCTGCCGGTCCATGCGACATCTCCACGGTCACCGCGACCTCGTCGAGGTTCTCGTCACTCAGGTAGTCGGAGAGCAGGAAGTTCACTACCTCCTCCATATCAATATCGGTGTGGACGCGCTTGAGCTTCCCACCTTCGGTGAGCACGGCATGGAACTCGTCATCCACCTTCTTGACCACCACGACCACCTGCATACTTCCTCCCGGCCGCCCTGTCGGCGGCCCTGACGATCTCGTTGAGTACCGGAATCCACTTGCGCTGTCTACCCTGTAGCTTCTCGAATATCCCCGCAGCCTCAGGCGCAGTGGGCTGCACGCCATTTCTCCACACGAGCAGGCGCACATTCAGGCCGGAGACGATGGTGGGCTCCCACTTCCTCCACCACAGCGTAGTCGTCGGCAACTCCCGGTAAGGGCGCTGCCGGCGCATCCAGTGCCTGGTGCAACGCGACCCGTAGGTCGCGATCTTGCCGCAACGAGCAGCCCTACACCTCGGGAAATACGTCACGAGGGTCCACTCCCGGGTGAGCCGTCCGCCACTCCGCGATCATCTCCAGCGTGAGCGCGTAACCCGCGGTGTCCGTGTTGTTGTCGCGCTTCGGCTTGTTGCGGTGCCGTGACTGCTTCACGCAGATCATGGCCTGGCCGATGTCCTCGGCCTCCAGACGCACGCCGGGGCGCAGCTTGTTGCGCAGTAGCGCGGTCAGCATGTCGGCCGAGCGAGTCATGTCGAAGATCGGGTGCCCGTAGGCCTCTCCGCGGGAACCGAGCACGAGGCGGTGAGCCTCCTGCGCGACGCTCTCCGTCTGGAGCGCTCGCGGTGTATAGATGGGCTCGGGAGACTCGATCATACACTCCTTCACGATGTCGCTGGTAACGCGTTGGTGCAGTCTCAGGAACTCGCGCGCAGTCTGCCGGTCCGAGTCCGGCGCCGTCGCGCGCTTCTCCTCGATCTCCTGGCGGATGTACTGCACCGCGTCGAGCAACTCCTGGTACAGGTCGATGAGTGGGTCGCGCCCGTTGAACGCGCGCAGTGTCTCACCGTACTTCTCCTTGCCCATCGCCGACCGCAGCTTCAGGTCCGTGACGACGAGTGGGGTGATCTCTCGACCAGTCCCCTTCGGGGCCGGCTCGGGCTTGTTCGGGTCCATACTACAATCCTCCCCATGATATTCAGTAGTCCAGAGACGACCATCACCCCAACCCGCTCCACACTCTCGGCAGTTCACGCTGCCGCCTTCCACTCGACCAACTGCGACCAGGCCGCGCCCGGTGCCCCGACCTTGAGCGCGACCGGGATGTAGAAGTCCTTGCGCACGCAGTCGAACCGGCGCTCCATGATGCGCTTCATCTCCAGCGCGGCCCTCTCGCGCATCGCGAGCGGCACGCAGGCGAGCATCGAGTCGTGCACTGTGGTCACGAGCCGCCCGCCGAGAGAGCGTAGCATTTCGGCCACGTCCTTCATGACGCACCACAGGATGTCAGCCACCGTGCTCTGCGGGATGAAGTCCACCGCCGCCGGGGCCGCACCCGTGTGGAAGAAGCGGGTCCTACCGAACGGGTTCGTGATGTACCGCTTGCTCGTGCACAACTCCACCAACAACTGCTTGTACGCCGTCGCGTCCGTGTAGTAGCCCCAGATGCCACTAGACACGACCTGGCAGTCCGCGGGGGACACGTACATGTGCTCCTGCTCCAGGATCATGTCGGACTGCTTCGACGGGCTCGCCAGGTACTGCGACGCGTACGTCACGTTCTTCGCCACCTTGCGGCTGATGCCGAGTCGGTCGGCGTTCGTCTGGTGCATGTCGCCGGCCAGGTCCTCCAGCAGTTGCCGGTCCCCAGATATGCCGGCGAGCACGTACAACTCCGCCGACTTGTAATCGGCCTCGACGAAGCACATGTCGTCGCGGTCCGGCACGTACAGCACGCGGCACCGCTTCGGCTGGTTCTGGATGTTCGGCTTGTAGCTGACTAGGCGCCCGGTGACGGTGGCGCCCTTCGACCGCATATCCCCACTCTCGTTCTTCTCCCGTGTGCTCCCTCGCTCGGAGTCCTTCGACGCGGGCAGGTAGCTCGGGTGGACCCAGTTCTCCTCGGAGAACATGACGGGCTGCACGTACGTCGAGAGCGTCTTGGCCACGTCTCGCATCTTCAGCATCAGGTCGAACGTGCGCGCGACCGCGCGCGGGTCCGTCTGCCAGGCCCCCGGGATCATGTCGTCGTCGCGGTTCTTCTCCACGTACGCCTGGAGCTTGATGAGCGCGAGTTCGTCGACCGAGACCCCGTCCTCCTTGCTGCGCTGTACCGGGAGGCCCCACTGCTTGTAGAGCAGCTTCTGCAACTGCGGGTTCGACGAGAACTTCACGTCGGGGAACATCCGCGTCCAGAGCTTCAGGTACCGGAACAGTTGCTTCTCCAACTTCGGGCACCACTCCTCTGCGTACGTCTTGTTCGTCCGCAGTCCCCCGCGTGACATCAGCGCTAGCTCGGGGAGGGTGGCCATGACTCCTGGCCCAGGGTGCCCGTCACGACCCATGAAGTACTTCCACGCGCCGAGAGACTTCATGACCGCGATCTCCTGCTTCGCGATCCACACCGTGTAGAACGAGTCCTTGGCCGCGTACCCTCGCGGGTCGGCCTTCACCATTGCGCGCCAGTGGGACGTCTCCTTGCGGGACGACGTCTTCCACGGCTCCAGGTCCAGGAACAGCGACGCCACGCGGCCGAGCGCCTTGTGCAGGTCCGGCTGGATGTTCACCGCGGCGAACATCGTGTCGAACACGCACTCGTCGATCACGCGCTGCGCGATGTAGACGCCGTTCGCCATCAAGCGAGGGAGGTCGAACGGGGAGTTGTGGAACGCGTACATCCGGCCCGGTAGCGCGAAGATGCGCTCGATCAGGGCCCGCGTGTCCTCGTTCCAGTCGAGCGCGGCGGTGACCTTGCCGTCGCTGAACGACACGAGGTCGATCACCTCGTTGTCGATGCCGTGCGTCTCGATGTCCACCGCGATCAGGTCACCGAGGTCCTCGATGTCTGGCAGCGTCTCGATGCTGCTGTGGTACTTGAACTTCTTCCCGACCTCGCGCGTGTCGCCGTCAACCACCCGCTTCAGGCGCTTGATGTCCTCGATGAACGCCGGGGCCACCGCGAACTGCTCGGTGCGGATGTGCTCCAGGGTGAACGTCGGGACGACGGTGCCTGCGAAGTCGGCCCCGAGCAGGGACGGCCGCGCCTCCTTGACGAACTTCATCTTGGGGTCGCCGGCCTTCGCACCGGTGGCCTTGCTCGCGTTCTTGTACGTCCCCACCTGCTTCCACACCTCGGTCGGGACCGGGTGGAACAGGTGCTTGCGGATCAGGTAGCCGCGAGCGTCGAAGATGCCCTCGTTGATGCCGGTGAGCGCGTAGAACGGCTCCGTGCCCATCGGGACCACGACGCTCGGCGACGACCGCTTGATCTCGCGCGTGAAGCGCTCGCGGGCGGCCCTGATCTGGGACACGAGCGGCTTGTTGTTGGAGCCGGCCGGAGGCTCGTCGAGCATGTAGACGATGCGGCACTGGCTCTTGAGTATGCCGGCCTTGTGTAGCTGGCGCCAGAACCACGCTTCCATGCCCTCGCCGGGCTTCGACACCATGACGAAGAGGTAGGGTGAGTCCGCGCGTCCGAACGCTTTCATGCTGACCTCCGGCGGTGCGGGAACGACTCCGTGGAGAAGCCCTCGGCTTCTAGCCTCGTAACTAGCCTGTCCAGGACTCGCTCCCGCTTCTCACCGTGCGACTGCTTGAGCATCTCCGTGATCCCCTCCATCCCGCGCGCCAGCGTCACGGCGCAGAGGTGGCAGACGGACTCGGTGAACGTGATTCGGTACTCGTCTCGCTCGACGACAGGGTGGGTCCTGCTGTAGCCCCGGCCGCATACTGTGCATCTCTGTTCGCGCATCTTGCGCTCCTATGCAGTCGGCCACCGACCCCGGGACTGGTGTTCAACCACCAGAGAAAACGGAGCCCGCAGAACCATCTCCACTTGTCACGAACGTCGATGAGGACGTCCTCGTCAGTCAGTCGTGTAGCGCCACGCAGCGAGTTGCACGCGTAGCAGAGCAGGCGGAATCCGCCCTCGTTGCACCCCGGCACCAGGTGGTCAAGCGTAAGGCGCGGGTGAGAGCCCGCGCCGTACCTCCGTCCCAGGAACCAGGGCCACCCTCGCGAGTAGTAGACCTCGATGAGGTAGGTCGGCAGCCCACAGATCGCGCAGCGCGTGCCGCCGTCTAGCATCTTCCCGGCCCAGTACTCCGAGGTGGACCGGTCCAGCCCGTGCTCAGCCCTGAGGTTCCGCGCGATCCCCGGCAGACTCGCGTTGTAGCGCCTCATCTCCTCGCGTCGTGACTTCACTCGCACCCTCCGCCGGAGCCGGCTCGCCGAACAGGGTCTCGGCTGCGCTGAGTGCCTGGAAGATGGCGTCGCGGGCGACCTCGATCACGTACTTCTTGTACTCGCGGGCCTCCTCCTCGGGGATCGGGAACTCCATCCCGTCGACCATGACTCGATTGCGGAGCAGGTCGATGCCCTCGACCCGGGTGAAGTCGGGCAGGCGGGGCATGGCCCCGCCGAGCACACCGTACTGATAGCCGGCCGCGCCGACAGGCACCCTCGCGGGACGCACCGGGGCGCCGGCCTCGATGGCCTCGTCGAGGCTCTTGTAGCGCTCCTGCTCGGTAGGCAGTGCCCCGTCGGTGATACCGAGGGAAGCCGCGAGCCTGTCGCGCTCGATGCGCTCCTCGTCCGAGAGCGGGGGCGCCTCCGGTACGGGCCGACCGAAGTCGGCGCTCTGGGCGGTCGGGACGGGAGTGGCCGAAGCCATTCCCCCACGCACGCCTGAGCGGTTGTCCGAGGACGTCCTCTCGATCATCTCGGTGAAGTCGTTCCTCGGGTAGACCACCTCGTCGGCCATGCTACTCCCCCTCGTCGTCCGTCTTCGCCGGGGCGTCCGGGAGGAACGACTCGACGCTGTCGCGCTTCTCCAGGATCGGCTCGCCCTCCGAGTCGACCACCGGCTTCCGGGTCTTGCGGTCCTTCTTCGGGCCGTTCGTCTGGACGATGTTGGCCACCACGGCCTTGTCGTTCAGCGGCGACGACTCGCCCGGCTTGCCCTTCGACGGGAACACCTTGCTGAGCAGCGACGCCTTCAGCACGCCGCCGGCTGGCATGAGTCCCGTGGCCTGGAGCAGGGAGATGATCGCTCCGTTGCTCCGGTCGTTCATCTGGTCGTGGCCCTTCGGAAGCTCCGCCGCGTGGTTGAGGTAGAAGTGCCCGAAGACCTTCGAGCCGTTGTTCTTGTCGGACTGCCTGATCTTGCCGATCACGACCACGTCCATCAGCTTCGACTCCGTGACCGTGCGGTACGCCGAGGTGATCGTGATGCGCTCAGACCAGCGCGAGTACTCCACGCCGTTCTTGTCAGTGCTGACCTTGGCGCCCTTCGGTACCTTCAGCGGGTCCTGCATGCCGCCCGCGATGGCCGCCTGCGCGCGCGCCACGGCCTCCTTGTCCACGTCCTTGAAGTCGGGGGTGACCGGGTTCTGCGTCGTCTTCGCCATGTGTTCTCCTAGTAGTAAGACAGGCACCGGAATAGTCCGGTATCTCCCTCACTCAGTCCATTTCTCCTGCGCACCGCCTCGACGAGCATGCGCTTGTCTTCCTGCTCGAACTCCTCGCGGGTCAGCGGTGTGAGGCCGTACGCCTTGCAGTTCGCGAGCATCACCCGGAACTGATCGCTGGCCTCGCTCCTGGACCCGCGCCCTAGAAAGGGTTGGTCGCGAGCACCTCGAAGCGGTCGGTTTCGAGGTCGCGGGGAGCGAGCAGAACCGCCTTGTTGATCGCCGCCTGGATGTCGTCGGCCAGTACGAACTGCGGCGGGACGATGATGGTCTTCTTCTTGCCCTCGATCTGCTCGGCCTGCGTCGGCTGATACAGAACCGAGATCAGGAACACGCTGCCTGGTGCGCTCATCTTGTCTCCTTGGTTGCGGGGTCCTACTTCTTCGACTTCTTCTTCAGCGGGGCCGCCTTCTGTCCCGCGTTGTACTCCACGTACTTCACCCACCATGGCGACGGGTTGCGGTCGAGCACCAGCCGCGCGAGGGGGTTCGGAGCCTCCTCGTCGTCAGTGCGCAGCTTCGCCGGGAACTTCCCGTCGTACTCCGTGATCGCCACGACCACTGGAGAGATGTCGTCAGCGCCCGGCACCAGAATCTCGTCGCGCACGAGGCGCACGATGGTGCTGAACTGCGCGGGCAGGTAGTCGATCATCGTCCAGCCCGGGTGCTGTGGGCCGCCGACTACGTGGCCGTTCGGGCCGCCGACCTGCTTGCTCTCCTCGTGCATCACGAAGATGATGTGCTTGTCGGGGTGCGCGTCGAACAGCAGGTCGAGGTAGTTCTTCGACAGGCCGTCCACGCCCTGGTAGTCGCCGCGGTTCGGGATGGAGATACCTCCCTTGCCAAGTTCACCCACGATGTAGTGCTTCTCGCGGTCCACCGACAGCGTGTTCGCGATGAACGAGACGCTGTCCAGCGCGACCTTCGAGTAGGTGTCCACCACGATCACGCCGATGTCCGGGCCGACCTCGTCCAGGTCCATCATGCAGAACTGCTGGAACTGCGCGCTCGGGTCCGGGCCCTCCGGGCGGATGACCTCGACGCGGTCGCGCTTGGCCTTGCTGATCGAACTCAGCAGCCATGAGTTCTTGTCGGCCGCGTAGTACGCGATGCGGCCCCAGTCCTCGGGGATCGACAAGGCGAAGCGCGTTTTGCCGACGCCGGCTCGCCCGTAGATGAGAATCCTCTCCTTCACGGACTCGTCGATCTCGGACCCGTGCAGGAAGTTCAGCTTGTTCGTCTTCGCCATCGTACCCCTTCACCTCTCCCGAGGGTTGTAGGCGCGGAACCTGGCGCCTCGTTGTGATGCTGTGAAGGCAGAGGGCGGGCCGGCATCTCACCGACCATCTCCCGCATCACTGCGGGTGTCTTCTCTTAAACGACACCCCACGATGGCACTACCGGTGGCGGTCCCCCGACGGGCGATTCGCACGCGTGATCGCCTTGCGGGCCGAGTTCGGCGTCGAGAACGTGCGGACGCTCCCGTAGAAGTCGCGCAGGAAGTCGGTCGAGGTCGGGGTCGTCAGCGAGACCGCGTAGCGGCCCCCGTCGATCTGGACCACCTTCATGGTGTACGTGGTCGTGGTGCTCTCGGTCATCGTGGCAGTCATCTCTGTCTCCTCAGTTGGTCGTGGTCTTCTCCCACCCCATACTCTCACAGGGGCGGGACTTAGTCAAGTGTTCAGCCTTCGTAAGCCGTGTCCAGCGCGTGCTCCACCTGCTCTAGAGGTAGCTCCGAGTCCTCTCCCCTCAGGCTGTTGGCCCACCGCAGCGCCCTCGCGGCCTCTGCGCGAGTGACGCCCAGTTCGCGGAACTTCTTGGCCGTGTGCCACATGACCTTGTGGCGCCCCGGCTCCTCCTGCCCCTGCGTTAGGTACGTCTGCGCCATCCGCGTCAGGTGCGCGAACACGGCCTGCCACGTCTGCCCGGCAACGACCTCACCCTGGTCCGGGTCGGTCAGAGCCTGCGGCGGCGTGCCCACCACGAGCAGCTTGGCCACCCCAGGGAACACGCGGTCGGTGCTGACCACGAACGACGCCTTGCGCCCCGTCTTCACGTTGCGCGTGCCTGGACAGCGCATCAAGCGAGGGAGGTCCGACGTGCTCGTGTCCACTCGGCAGCCGCACACGACGCCGAGCTTCTCGTCGAGCCGCTTCAGCCAGTAGCTGTTGACCCGGCGCACCATCTGGCGCGGCCAACCGGGAACGCTCTTGTCTTCGGCGTTCACGAGCGGGCAATCCCTGAGCCTGATCCACGCCTGCGCCCCACGCCCCGAGTCGATGATGATCGGCTGGTTCAGCGAGAAGTCCCGGCCGATCCACTCGCCGAGCCACAACAGGGCGTGGTTCACTGCGGCCTGCGCGTCGTACACCTCCTCGACCGGGTCCATGTCGATCAGGAAGTACGACCAGTGCGTCACGTCCCCCGACGCGTGCCTGGCTCCGCCCCGGTAGCTGGTCGGGTTCGGCGCGACGTAGACGTTCCTGTCCCGGTACGCCCGCGCGAACTTCCTGACCTCGGCGGCGGACGTAGCGTAGTCCCCGTCCCGCAGATCATCCGCGCGAGCAAATAGACGCACAACAGACCCAGGAGGATGCGGAAGCACACCCCACAGAGCGTCGAACTCATCCGGTCGTCGGCTGGGCATACGTGTCCTCGCGGTCCTTGAACACCGACGAGTCGAGCAGTCCGACCTCCCCGATGAGTACGCGGAAGTACGGGTCCTCGCTGTTGCCGGCGAACCCACCGTTCAGCTTCTCGTTGGGCGGAGGCACAGCACCCTGCTGCCTCCACAACTCCTCTACCCTGCGCATCTCAGAGACGTGGTCGCGCAGGGCGTCCATGACGGAGCGATGCAGAAGGCTCTCCAGGTTGACGCTCATCGCGCTCTGGAAGAACATCTCCTCGGCCGTCTTCCGCCCCTTGCCCGTCACGAACTTCAGCTTGCGCACTAGATTCATGATCGTCCCGCCGTAGCGCCTGCGCTTGGTGCAGTAGCGCTCCGACAGCGGGTGCGCGTAGAGGTGCTCGTGGTAGTGGCGCAGGGCGAGCCTCATGTAGGTGCCGAAGTTCATCCCCGACGCCAGTCCTCGGTTCTGCTCGTGCCACACCTTGTTCCCCACCACGACGACCCGGTCGGGACGGCCGATCCATATGACGTCTGTCTCAGGGTCCGGCCACTCGAACGGCTGCTCCACCTCCAGGACCTCAGTGATCTCGAACTTGTCACGCCACAGCGGCATCGCGGGTGCGAGGTCCTCCATCTGCTGCACGGCCTTCAGCGCACCGGGCTGCGCCGACGGGTGCGCCGATGGGATCAACTTCCTGAACTCGTAGCACTCGCCCCAGAGCGACTCCTCCAGTGGCTCGCCGTTGAAGTGCCGCTCGAACGCCCGGTGCAGGATGCGCCCCGCGTCGAGTGCCGGCGACGTCGCCACCGGCACCCGGTTCATCACCCACTTCGCCCACCAGCGGAACCTGCACTGCATGAAGTCCTGGACGGACGAGACGTTGACTCGGTACATCAGACCTCTTCCGCGGGCACGTCCCCGAAGTCCGGGCCCGCGAGAGCCTCCTCGGCCGCGGACGCTGCCGTCTTCGCCTCGGCCATCTGGTCCGGTAGCTCCACGTTCGGGTTCGGCACGTGCTGCGCCGGCCCGTTCAGCGCCACCGCCGTCTGCTCCAGGGACGAGACGGGGTGTGGCCCGACGCCGAGCCCCTCGCGCTCCATGAATGCCATCGCCGCGTCCTCCTCCCGCTGCAACTCGGGGTCCTTCGGCGCCTCGACCTCGGTCTCCTTGCGCAGGAGCTTCGGCTCCGGCAGCACGAGCGGGCGCTGGCGTGTGAGCAGCACGCCGACGCGGCCGACTGAGCCCGGCAGGAGCGACACGACCCGCCAGCCCTCAGGGCTGTTGAGCATGTCGTTCAGGTAGTTCCCGAGGTTGAGCGGCTCCTGCTCGGTGCTGCCGTACGCGTTCACCGTCTTCCCGTGGCCGGCGAAGCTACGCTCGCACGAGTGGAACTCGTCCACCATCGCGACCCAGTGCGGACCCTGCGGCGTGTCCACGTAGCGGGCCTGCGGGTAGAGGTGGCGCACCGTGAAGTCCAGGTCGTACTCGGACCAGTCGACGTCCTTGCCCTCGGTGACCTTCCCCGTTCCCTCGGCTGGTGCGGCGGTCTCGACGGGCGCCTCGGAGCCGGAGATCGTCTTGGCGTCGGACTTGGTAAACTGCTTCACCTTGTCGCGGATCGCCGCGAGCAGCGCCGGGTCCACGTCGCGCAGTGCAGAAGGGACGGGCGGCTCGGGCTGGTCACCTGTGGCCTCTCCGAGTTCCTGGTCCGTAACTTCGGGGTACACCGAGTCTTCGTTGTGGTTCTCCATCACTCCTCCTCGATGATGCTAATGTAGAGCGTGCCGTGGCGGAAGCAGACGAACTGGTCCCCGTCAGCCGTGGCGCTCTTGTCGACTGGCTTGCCCAACTTGAGCAGGTTGCGCAGCATCTGCCACGCGCCCTGCTGGGCGTAGATGTTCAGCACGGACGGCGACTCGGCGTCGTCGTCGTTGGTGCACGTGAGCGACCAGACCGTCCCGTCGGGGAGGGCGTTGATGAAGATGATCGCCGTGCCCATCGCCTCTAGCTGCTTGCTGAAGCTCACGTCTTCTCCGGCGGCACGAACTTGTGCGGCGGCCACGTGAAGGTGAAGTCCATGAAGTCCTCCCTCGCCTCGTGCAACTGGTAGCCGCAGTCGTTGAGCACGGCTGCGAGTTCGGTGTCGGTTGGATGCAGCGCGAACCAGACGTCGAGTCCCTGGCCCGCCCACGCCGCAAACTCCGCGACCTCGCGTAGCTCCGCGCTGGAGAGCGTCGGGCTGCCAACCATCGTGGCCCGCCAGTAGTCCTTCTCGTCCCTGACCATACGCAGCGTGACTACCGGGATTCCGTCCCACGCACCACCTGCGTCCCTGTGGAAGTCCCACACGTCGCTCCCGACCCTCCTCGGCCAGAGCTTACCACTCGGGCGCGTCAGAGTCCAGATGCGATCCGCCCACGTGTAGGTCTCGTACGCCTCCAGGTTCGAGGCCAGCCACTTCTGGTCCCCCGCGTACTCCAGCCCGAAGTAGCCGAGCTTCGACTTGTCGTTCGGCACGACGAGGCAGTGCCCGTCGAGGGGCTCCTTCATCGGCTCGGTCCAGAGGATGCCTAGGTACGGCGTCATGACCCGGCCGATGATCGGGCGCGGCGACTCCAGCTTCTCGATGATGGTTCTGGCCTCGTCGAACGCCCGGGGCAGGAATACGTCGTCGTCGTCCTGCAGCAGCAGCCAATCGCCGCGCACCCGCTGGAGACCGTAGTTCTGCTGCGAGTGGCCCCAGTCACGCGTCTTTTGCGTGGCCACGTAGCGGAACGGCCACCCCATTATCCCTACGAGTTCAGCGGTGGGTTTGTGGTACCCGTCTCCCACCACGAGCACGTCGTCGCCCGGCTCCAGTCCCTGGTACAGGATGCTGTTCATCGTGCGCAGCAAAGAGCGCCGACCCGGAGTTGCGATCACGACCCCGATGCTCGGGCGGCTCAATCTCGGCTCCGCAGGCGGCGGTTGCCGGGGAAGTCGTTGATCGCGTTGAGCACGTGGTCGACGTCTTCCGGCGTCATCCACCAGCCGCACGGTACGTTGATGTGGGCTTGGTCGTAACTATTCAGGCCGATGAGTTTCCCGGTTCCGTACTTGTAAGCCGTATGCTTGTCGTTGCGCGCGTGCACCTGCGAGCACATGACCCCGCGCTCCCCCATCCACGCCTTGAACTCGTCACGGCGACAGTCCGAGAACGGAGGACCCCCGATGCGCAGTGGGAGTACCCACGAGTTCGAGGGCCGTCCCAGTCCAACCGGCTCGACGTCCGGGTGGGAGATGCCGATGCGGATGCGGCCGGCGTTCGCGACGTGGTTGGCGACGATGTTCCTCAGTGACGGCAGGTTCGCTCGGCCGATGGCCGCGTTCACGTCGTTCATGTGCCATTTCAGGCCGGGCAGACTGATGTCCTGGGCGCAGCGGAAGTCTCTAGTCGACGTGCGGTCGAGCCCGTACCAGCGCATGATGCGGAGTTTCTCGATGTTGTCGGGGTGGCTGGCCACTGCTCCGCCCTCACCCGACGTCAGGTGCTTGATCGGTCCGAAGCTGTAGCAAATGAAGTCCCCGCAATTCCCCCGACTGATGTCCAGTGGGCCATGCGCGGCGTCCTGAATCACCGGGATGCCGAACTCCTTCAGCCTCCGGTAGTCGGCGCGCATGCCCGTCCAGTCCACGGCGATGATCGCCTTGGTGCGTGGGCTGATCTTGTCGGCCATTTCATACGGGCAGATCAGGCCGGTCTGCCAGTTGACGTCGGCCCACACGGGGCGTGCACCGAGTGACAGGATCGGAGCGTTCGTCGCCACGCACGTCAGCGCCGTGGTAATGACCTCGTCCCCAGGACCGACGCCGAGGTACGCGAGCACCATGTGGATCGCGCTCGTGCACGAGTTCGTGAGCGCGACGTCGTAACCGGCCGGCACGTACGGTGCGAACTCGCGCTCGAAAGCCGCGGCCTGCTCTCCCTCGCCGATGAACCCGGACTCCAGTACCTCGCGCACGCGGTCCGGGGCCTCGGGCGCCATGAACACCTTGAAGAGCGGGATCATGCCGGGAAGACTCCCTTCGCGAACTCGGGCGGCCACTCAGCGTACACGGACTGCACGAGGCCGACCGGGTCCCCGAACGGGCGCCAGCCGAGGGCGTAGTCGACGACCTTGATCGCCTCGTTGTCGACGAGCAGATCGCCCTTCAGTGGCCCGCCCGCCGCTAGCATCGCGTGGCGCACCACGTCCCAGATGTAGCCGCGGCCGCGAAAGTGCGCGCCCACGCCGTACGTCGGGTACACGTATCCGTCTCTCCACTCCAGGCGAGAGAAGGCGACGAAGTTGCCGTCCTTGTCCATGTAGAGGTAGTGGCGCACGTTCTCGGAGTACGTGGTCCGGTAGTGCTCCTGTTCCAGTTCTGTGATCTGGGCTCGGTTGTGAGTCAGACCGAGGGCACACTCGTTGCGCAGCACGCGCAGCCTGTCCCAGTAGTAGCCTGCCCCCTCGCGGGGGACGAACATGGGGGAGAGTCTCACTTGCGGAAGAACATCCCAAGGACGTTGAGCACGATGCCCGCGAAGAACGCCTGGAGCAGCGTGATGTGCGGGGCCGCGTGCCAGAAGATCGGCACGATGAAATTCCAGGCACCCCAGATCATGAGCGGCTGGACCAGCACGACGGCCAGGATGTTCGCCGCATCCTTCAGTGGTTCCCTCACAGCCCCTCCACGACGCAGAGGACGTCGTCCTCGCTCACGACGACGGCCTCGATGACCTCGCCGTCCAACTCCACGTTACACGGCGCCCCGGCGTAGTCGTGCAGCAGCACGACGTCGGCGGGTGCGAACCCACCCTGCACCAGCTTGCCCACCGCGATCACGACCGCGTACGGGGAGGGCTTAGCCTCCACCGTCTCGGGCGTGATGATGAGCGACGACTCCGGCTTCGGAGCGTCCACCCGCTTGACCAGGGCGCGGGCCCCCATAGGGCGCATCATTGCGCGAACTCCTCACGTAGCTCGACCATGTTCTCCAGGTCGTCGTAGTGGACAGCCGCCAGGTCGACGCGCTCGTACTCCTGGTCACTGTAGTCCTTAGCCAGGGAGACGTGAGCATCCTCCGGCATTCCGGCCAGCATCTTCAACAGCACCCGTACCGTCATCTCCCGAACTCCTCTCCCTCTTCCTTCGTTGTGAGCACCCGCACCTCAGCCACCTCGGCGGCGGCCACGCGGGACGCGGAGCCGAGGGACATGAAGAGCATGGCGCGCTTCTTGTTGGTCTGGAACATGGCAGGCCCGTCCTCCATCGCCGTATAGTATAGCACCCGCGGGTAGTTGTCGTTCGTCTCCTCGGCGGCCTCACGCTCAGACATCAGGCGCTGCACGATGTACCACGGGCCGAGCACGGTGGGTTGACTCACGATGGCTCCTTCGGCGCGTTGGCCGGGTAGAACGCGAAGATGATCCTGTCCTCGTTCTTCGGGGCGTCGCTGTATCCTCCGCCACACTCAGCCAACAGGACCGTCAACTTGCATGCCTCACACTGGCGCAGCGCGTAGTAGGCCTCGCTGATTTTGACGATGAGGTCCTGGTGCATCAGCAGGCGCCACTCGTGCCTGTCGTCCTTGAACTTCGAGAAAGGGCAGGCCGCGGCGACGCGCTCTATGGGCTCCCTCACTCGCTACCTCCATTTCGACCAGTATCCATGCGGTCGGGACGCACCTCGACCTCGCGGATCGGCCGGTGCTGGTACTCGACGTAGACGTCCTCGGTCACTGACGCGGTGATCGCCTCCCACTCCGCTGACGAACGGGTCGACCACAGACCCCTCCTTCCGTTCTGGTACACGACGCGCCAGCAGCAGTAAGAGCGAGTATCGTCCAGGTTCTTCTGTAGCCAGCGAGGCATCATGCCTTCTTCCCCTTCCACTCGTCGTCGTGCTCGACCGTCGCCTTGAAGCACGTGTTGCTCGCGCGGTGGAACACCACGACGCCCTCGGGCTTCGCGAACCCGGGCGCGGCCTGCGAGCCGACGCGGGCCAGATACTCCAGGATGAAGCTCGGCGCGAAGCGCGGTCGCGGGTTCGGCTGGTCCTGCACGCCCTCCCACCCGCCCATCTGCTCCGCCGTGAGCCACGGCAGGTTCTGCCCCGGGGTCTCCTTCGCTGGCTGCGTCGCGTCGATGTAGCCAAACACGCCGGTCCACGGGCCGGTGTAGAGCACGGGGACCGAGTAGATCGCCACACCCTGCGCGCGCGCCTTCTCCAGAGCGACGGCCCCCTCGCCGGCTCCCCACTTCGCCGTGTTGAACAACGAGAACCGGCGCTCACTCAGACCGTAGTTGCGGGCGATGCCGACGCCCCACCACTCGCCGAAGTGGAGACCGACACCCAGGGCCTCGATCAGCACCGCGGCGTTCTTCTGGACCCACGCCGCGAACGCGTAGTTGTCGTTGTCGGGCGTGATGATGCGCGTGCGCGACTGGGCGTAGACGCGGTACCCATCCATCTCGGAGATGATCCCGATGGCCGCGTTCGTCCCGTCGATCTTCTCGGTGATGACGACGTCTCGGTTGAGGCGGCCGATCTTCGGCCACTCGTGGAACTCCAGCCCCGCGATCTCCTGCTCGTACGCCGCCTGCTTCTCGGCTTCCTTCTGGGCCTTCTCGGCCTTGCGCTGCGGGTCCATTCAGGTCCTAACTCCCTTCCCGCTCTCGTAGGAGCGCACGTACGCTAACACGTCCATCGCGAGCGCCCAGTAGTACGGGTGCCCGGTCTGCCTCAGGCGCACCAGCGCCCAGTCCCATAGGCCGTTCAGCACGTCGGCCTCGTCTCGGTCTACCACCCGCGCTCCGCCCGCAGCGCGTCCCTCTTCTTGTGCTCCGCCCACCAGATTTGGATGGGCATCGGCAGCATCACCGCACCGCCGACCTTCTCCAGGTCACCCGCGAACTGGCACAGTAGCTCGGCGCCCTCGCGCATGTGCTGGTTGTCGCGCTCGTCCTCGTCCTCTCGTCCGTCACGGCATGGCATCAAATCCCCCTAAACCTACGCACTTCAGCCTGGATTCTCGCTCTCTCGGCCTCATCGACCACCTTGATCCCCAACTCAGCAGCGACATCCGCCGGGTCAAGCGCCAACATCGTCGCCGCACCTGAATAGTGGTAATCCCTGACCGATGTGAGCGAACACACGAAGGTGACGTCACCACTAGGCAGCTTCCTAAAGAGGGAACCTCCCTGCGTGGCGAAGTACTCAGTCACCCTTCACGCTCACCAACTGCCTAAGCACATGCGTCGGCCGCACCAACGTCGCGGCGTCCGCCATCACCCGGTCGATGTCCTTGTACGCGCCCGGCGCCTCGTCGACGATGGCCTCGCGGACGCGCGCCTCGATGCCCTGGGCTTCGAGTTCCGCCCGGACCCCTTCGAGGGTGAAAGCCTTACGTGCAGCACCACGCGACATTCTTCGACCTGCCCCGTGAGGAGCCGAGTGAAATCCCTCCGGGTTGCCGAGTCCAGTGACGATGTAGGACCGAGCGCCCATCGAACCAGGGATGAGACCTCGCTCTCCGACAGCCGCACTGATGGCACCCTTGCGCGTGACGTAGACCTGCTCGCCATCATGCTCCTCCGCTCTCACGTAATTGTGGTGGCAGTTGATGCGCTCGACCTCGATCAGATGCCCCGCATTGGCTAGGTTCCCTAGCTCGTAGTGCGCAAGTACCGGCTTGAACCCGAGCACCGTCGTCGCCAACTCCATCACCACGCGGTCCATCATCTCCTCGCGGTTCAGGCGCGCGAACTCCTGGCACCAGTGAAGCTCCCGCATGTACTGGTCGAACTCCGGCGTTCCCTCGACGAGTGCCGCGAGGTCCGGGTCCGGCAGATCGACGCCGTTCATGTAGTGCTTCGGCAGCTTCTGCGCGGTCTTAGTCCAGAAGGTACCGGTGCGGTTGCCGACACCGCGCGAGCCCGAGTGGAGGATGATCCATACCTCCTCGTCCTTTGGATCGAGGGAGAATCCTTCGTTCACGCCTACGTGGCCACCGTCCGTCACAAGCCAAGGTTGTCCGACGCACACTTCGATGAAGTGGTTGCCCCCACCGAGGGAGCCCAACTGGTTCTTCCAGTCCGGGCTGCGCTGGTCCATGTGCAGCTTGCTCCCGAACAGCTTGTCCGAGAGGTCGAATAGCTCGCCGACCCGCAGCGACGCGGTCGCCTGGATGCGCGAGTTCTGCCCGCGCTGCCCGATGCCGACCGGGATGCGACGCTCGATGCCCTCGCGGATCGCGGCGACGTGCGACCGGACCTGGTCGGGTGTGAGTCGCGTGCGCACTGCGATCATGCCGCAGCCGATGTCGACGCCGACGCAGGCGGGCATGACGGCCCCGCGCGTGGCGACGACGGTGCCCACGGTAGAGCCGCGACCGAAGTGCACGTCGGGCATGACCGCGACGCCCGCGACGAACGGCATCGACGCGGTGCGCTCGACCTGGTTGCGGGCCTCCGGCTCGACGTCCTCGGTGAACCAGCGGATGCGATCAGCCACGCTTGCCCCGCTTCACGATCCTCGCCGGCTGGTCGATGGTCTTGGCCGCCAGGTACTCGGCGTTCAGGTAGTCCAGGAGCAAGTCGTACTGCTCCAGCGTGACCATCTCGTCGAGCATCTGCCGAACCCTGCGGACCGTGGGCACCGACCAGTTGTTGTCCAGGAGCACCGTGCCGGGGCCATTAGCGCCCTCGACCCGACTCAACCGCACGACATCATTATTGTCCAACATCTCGCGCACCCGATCCACCGTCGGGATGGACCAGGTAGTGTCCGACTTCTCCGGGCGCTTGTAGTTGGACGCGCGCAGGCGACTGCTCGGGACGGAGTCGACAAACGCGATAGTACCGAGGATGCCTCCGATGAGACTGAGCAGTACAGCGCAAAGCAAGAAGTACATCATCTTCACTTCCCCTCTCTTTGTGGGAAAAACTTCGGTGTCCAGCCAGGCCCCTTCAGGCTCACGCTCGCGCGCGCGGGGACCTTCTTGCCGGCGAACTCGGAGAAGTCCGACTGCGTTCCGAGGTCGTGGCCTCCAGCGTCGATTGCTTCCATGCAGGCCGAACACGGTTCCTGCGAGATTTGCGACCCTTCAATGGGTCGGACTTCGTCCCACTCGTGCCCCGCCTCGCATCTGTACGTGTATACCGGCACTGCTCCTCCTCGTCGAGCGCGTCCTCGACGTCGTCCAGGTCAGGCGACTGCTGGGCCAGCTTCGTCAGGCTTCGTCTCGACCGCATAGTAGACCGACTTCCCCTCCTCGTTCTGCTCCCTGCGCACCGACCCGGCCGCGAGCATCGCGTTCAGGCGGTTGTGCACGCCCTTCAGCAGCTTCGCCCGCGTCACGAACTTCGGCTCGAACTCGGCCCACAGGTCGTCCCGGATGTCGGACGCCCGGCGCCCGGGCCCGGCCTGCACGCGCTCCCTCGCTCGGGTCGCCAGGGCGTCGAGCACCACGTGCTCGTCCTCGACGAGTATCTCCTTCTCGGCCACCGTGAGCGAGGCCGCCTCCGCGTCCATGACCGACATGCGGTAGGAGAAGTCGTCCGGCGTGATGCCGCGGAACTTCTTGTACTGCACCTTCACCAGGTACTTGTCGCTGCGCTTCGGAGTCAGGTGCACCCACGAGTCGAGGCCGCCGATCTGGCCGATGGCCCCGCGCCAGTCGGAGCCGTCGTTGAACTCGGACTTCTTCGCGTTGTGGTGGAGCAGGATGACCGCGGCGTTCGTGGCCTCGGCGATCCACCGGATGTGGCGGAACACCTCCTCCATCTCGGTGTTGTCATTCTGGTTCATGCGCGTCAGCTTCGACACCGTGTCGAACACGATGACGTGGAACCCGCGCTCGCGCTCGGGACCGTCCTCGGTCGCGTGCACGTCGCCCCACTCGAACGTCTGGTGGGTGCGGATCAGCTTGCGCACCTCGTCCATGTCCTCGAACATGAACGTGGACTGGATCAGGAAGCGGACGGGCTCGAAGCGGTCGTGCGCGTCCTCGGTCGCGCGGGTGAGGCGCGTCCACTGGCGGGCGTAGTCTTCCAGCGAGGAGTCGGAGCCGACGAAAAGCACGCCACCGCGCGTGGCACGGTAGTGGCCCAGGAAGGGCAGGCCGCCGGCCACGGCGCGCGCGACCTCCATCGCGAGCCAGGTCTTGCCTACGCCGGGGTAGGCGGTGACGCCCATGATGCCGCCGACCGGGAGGAAGTCATCGATCTGCATCGCCGGTGGGCGGACCAGGTACAGCGAGTCGCCCGAGACGGTGCGGTACGGCGAGACCTCCTCGATGCCGCGAAGGACCGGGTGCGACTTCCTCACTTGCTCCTCTCGATCAGCACGTCGTCGTTCAGCGCGGACACGCAGACTCCGGCCCCGATGCAGTCGCAGCCCTCGACGTAGACGTAGGCAGTAGGTGGGAACTTCTTGAGTTCCTCGATCAGGTCCTTCACAGTGATACGGACCTCTTCATCTTCGTAGAGACGTTTCACCTGAACACCCTCCGGTACCGCGCGACGTCCTCGGGCGTGCCGAGCGACTTCGCCGGGTCGTCCGACAGCTTCACGGTCCTGTGGCCGTCGGCCTCCACGACCTTCATGACGAAGTCGGGGGCCGGCACGCCGGTGTCGTTCGTGAGGTCTGTGCCCCAGCCGAAGAGGCCGTTGTGCTTCTTCAGGTCGAGCATCTTCGGGATGGTCAGGCCGTCGCTGAAGACCATCGTCGGCTTCGGCAGGCGCCGGAACTGGTACTCCGCGTGCACCAGGTTCACCCACTGATCGGGGTCTCCGCTGTCCTGGCGGAAGCTCCAGTGCTTGAGGTCCTCGCCGTCCATGCACGAGAAGAACGACCTCGTGCCGAACGTGTCGGTGAGGGCCGTCTTGTACGAGTCCCCGTACATCTCGCGCCACTGCGCGAGCACGACGCACGGCATCGCACGCATCGCCACTTCGGACGAGTCCACGAGGGCGGTCGGGACCATGAAAATCTCGTGGGCCATCGTGCCGACGACGGGCATACCGAACTCGCGCGCGAGCATGACATTCGACGTCCCCTGGAGTACGTCGCGCATCACCGCGAGCACCTCGCGGTGCCAGACGAGGGAGGCACGCCTGCGTGTTCCGAAGTCGACGACGGGCATAGGAAGCATCTTGAGGAGCGCGTGCTTGACGGCGAGACGCTCCCTCGCGACGGTCGGGTCTACGCCGTTGGACAGGACCTCGCTGACCGCCGACATGATGTGGGTCTCCCACAGCATCGTCGTCCACCACGGTCCCTCGACGGTGACGCCGTCGTCATGGACGCGCGGCTGCGTCAGTCTCTCCTCCAGTAAGTCAGACGCCCACTTCTTAGATAGCCCGAGTGAGACGAGGTGGTCGGCCTCGCTGTAGGTTAGGGTCGGCATTACCTTTCCGACAGCGTTCTGGACCTTGTCCTTGAGCGACGGGTCGAACGGCAGGCCCTTCCGACTCATGAGCCTCATGGTCACGCGCGTGTTCGGGTAGTACCGCCACGCGAACTGCGACATGAGGAACTTGTAGAAGTCGGTATCGAGCATGGAGCGGATCACGGCAGGTACCTCATGAGTAGGACTCCATGCACGAGCATCTGGTCGTGCGCCTCGGCGGCGTCGCCTACGGCGCGGCAGGCCGGCAGCAGCACGACGGTGGCGAAGCACGCGCTCGCGTCGACGGCGGTCGCCCGCACGCAGTAGTCGGTGGCGAGGCCCACGACGTAGACGCGCTCCACGCCCTGGCGGTGCAGCGACCGGCGCAGCGCGGGGGTCATGGCGGAGTAGCCGTCACCGTCCTGCCCCTTCAGCACGTAGAGCATCTCGCTCGGGTTCGGGAACACCAGGCCGGGGTGCAGGGCGGCCCCCGGCGTGTTCTCCACGCAGTGCACCGGCCACTTGTCGAAGTGCGGTGTCTGCGCCGGGTGCCAGTCCTGGGACGCGACCACGACCCAGTCGGGATGATCGCGCAGCAGCTTGTTGATGACGGGCACGACCTCGTCCCCGCCGGGCACGGCGAGTGCGCCCCCGGGGCAGAAGTCGTTCTGCACGTCCACCACGATGATAGCGGTCTTCATGAGTCCCTCGCCGTGTTACACCAATCGGCGACTAGGGCGCGCGCTGCGCACATACCGATGATGAAGGTTACCGCGGCGACAGCCGTGGAGAGAACCGCCCCGAGCTGCTTCGCGATACCGTCCAGCAACTCAACGACCTTGTCCACGTGCGTCTCCCGTCGAAAGAGGTGAAGGCTTCCCACCCCAGGTTCCCACCTCGGGTCCCCAAGGTCAAGTCAAGAAGTTGTGGGAGCCACTTCTGGCTCCTAGGGGTAAATCGCCAGTGAGTAGGAGGAGCGGCTGGTAGTGGAGCGCGCCGTAGGCGCTCCTCCCTCAATGTATCTTCTTCTTCTTATCTTCTTCTGTGTATTAGATAGAAGTTCGAGAGGCCCGTTTGCGGCGCCTCTCAGGCTCCGTTGCGGCGCTTCTCAGGGCCCTCACCCCTGACCCAGACGGGCACGGACAGCACCGCTCCCTCGGGCAGTCGCACGATTAGGGGCCGCCCGAGCGAGTCTGGCCGGGTCGGGTCGGCCAGCAGCATGCCGCCCACCTGGAACGACTGCCACTCCACGTGGTGCGGGTCGGGGTTCGGGGCGACCGTGGTCTGAGCGACCAGGATTGAGGTCCCGGTCGCCATCGCCGCGCCGAACGCCAGGAGCAGCAGGATGCGGCGGCTCACGAGCAGAAGCTCGCGGGTCGGGTGAAGTTCTTGCAAATGAAGCGGGCGAGGCGCCGGTTACTGGCCGGCGTGATCTTCCACTTCAGCGCCACCTTCCAGCCGTAGATTAAGCTGGCGAGGTGGTCGCTGCGGCGACGCTCCGGGTCAAAGTTGTAGATCACCCACGCCAACTCCTCGGGGTCGTTCGTCAGCGCCCGGCGCTCCACCCACGGCGCGATGGGGTGGTTCTTCCAGCGGTCGTAGTTCATCTCTCCTCCGTGGTGGGC